TTGCCTAATTGTTTTTCAATACTATCTGCCCAACTGGGATGGCTCTCTGGTAGTTCGTCAAGAGCGTTGATACTATGGCTAAAACCTACCCGCACACGCGCAGTCTTGCGGCACATACCATTAACCTTCATCACGCCCTGAACATACAGCGTCTCATGCGTGAAATCACGAAGGACTTCAAACACTGCATATCCGTCATCCACAGGCAATGCGTCAGAGCAATATTTATCATGCTTGCCACAAGCCTGTTCTATTTCAATGTAATACTTGGCATCAGGGTCCAGCACTTTTAGCCGTATCACCGTGGCCTCATTTTCGTTGTCAAACCCGCCAAAACTGCGCGGGGAGGTATCGTCAAAGGCTAAATCTATATATCGTTGTGTCATATTCGCCTCCACTATTCAGCTCAATCACGCGGCGTCACTTCTGCTAATACCAACGTCTTACCGACTACCATACCACCAAACGAAGCGCCATTGGTCACTGTGGATAAACTCATCAACGTCTGCCATGTGCCAGAATCCCCTAATCGCCACTGTAAGGCGTCTGATACAACGCGCATGTGAACCTCGCGCCCATCAACACCATCAGTACCGGGATTGCCCTTCAAACTTGCCAACGGCACCAAATTAGTCCACTCCGTATCAGGATAACGCCATTGGATATAGTTATTTGCCACCCGCAAGCTGACTTCGCGCCCATCCGCGCCTTTACTACTGGGGGTCGGCACATAATTGCCATCTTTATCCTTGATGTACAAACTATCACATCCTTTCAGCAGAAAGGGGCGATATGACGCCCCTTAAATTTTATCTATATGCTCGTTAAGCATCGTGCTAATAAACTGTCGGGATAAACCGTAGTCAGACTGATCACTAACATCCAGCAGCTTCTCTACCTTCACTATCAACGCCTGTGATGCCACTATCAGCTTAGTAAAATTACCTTCAAGCGTCAGCAGTTTAGACACAGTATCAAACGTGCCACGCACAGGGCTATCCGGCTCGTACATAGCAAAGTAATTGCTACACAACAGCACAAACGCTTCAGCATATCCCTTAGTCTCAGCGTACTTCTCTGCCAACAGATAATAAGGAATAGATATAGCTACACCTGCCAGCCTTGCCACATCACCCTGCTTAAGTCGCTTATCCGCGTCTATCAGTGCATCGTTCTTTATCGTATACTCAAGTGCTTCCAATATCATGTCCTCAAGCACATTTATATTGGTATACTTTTCGTGTATCTCCTTGTGCAACTCGCCGTCACGGTTATCTATCAGCATCAGTTTTGCTTCTTCAAATGTCATGCGTCCTTCCAACTCCTTACAAACTCTATCTCTCTTATTTTGTCTTTGGGCAAGCCCTCACACCAAGTATCTAACACACCTATCGCCTCAAATCCATCCACGATTGCCTTCACAAGCCACCATGAGTTCTGACACACAGACTGGATAGGGGAGAATAGGTCACGATTTGCCTCATACTGTGCGCCCAGACAGCCACCAATACACAAATGCTTAATAGGGCAGCGTATACAAGCAGGTTGCACAGATGTACTGAAGCCATAAGCGGTCAGCCCTAACTCGGCGTTCTGTGTTTTATAGCGCAGCACAGTATCAGGATCGTCCACCAGTTCGCCCAGCTTCAAATCGGGATACATAGTCCTGTGGCAGATATGGTGTGACATATCACTCAGGCGCACCCCAAACGACGCTTGCATACCGCAACCAATACCGCGACTGCATGTGTTAAATATCTCCGACAGAATATTAAACCCACGCTGTCCCTCGCTCATAAAACAAGCAAACTCGTTATAGTTGTGCCCGCATTTATTCCAAGCGAAGTCAATCAGATAACGAAGGAAATCATACATAGATTTATTCTGTTCGGGCGTCCAACCAGCATTGCGCACTTGGAGCAGATACAAATTGTCCCATTCGATACCGTGTTTAACGTACATCTCTTGGAACCAATCGAAGTTCCGTTTCCAATCATCAATACCGCGATAGTAAATCATGGGGTGGAAACCGCATTTGTGCTTCTTGGCAAACTCGAATATCTTGTCGTAATAAGCGTCATCACGCTCAGCGCACAGCGGTATGTCCAAGTCGTGGACATATGGACGGTTAGAATCCATATACTTGCCGTCAAAACTCGCGCTCAGATATAACGGCATCCCAATATTTTCATACTTGTCCAGAAGGTCTTCCACACGTGCTGTCCATTCGTCCGAGGCGATAAAGCTAAAATTGGTTGGGATAACGACATGCTTCGGCCTACGCTCGGCGGGCTTATCCTTATAGAAGTCGTATATGTAATCCAGCACTTCGTAACCAATACGTTGTGCCAGAGGTTCACCGCTAAATATATCTATCGGGCAGGTAAAACCGTTGCAATCCATCCACCGAACTATCTTGCTAAGATTGTTGATAACATTAGTATTATCGTATATGGCTTCGGGGAATATGGTGCCGCGATACTTAGATATATAGCAGTAGTCGCAGTTATGTACCAGCACACCATTAGCTATATAAGTATGCGTAGTGGTCTCAAGGTTGTACAGCGGCTCAGGTATATAGCACTTGGGATAGTCGATGCAACATATCTTCTTAGTGCCGAACAGCTTAACCACCCAGTCCATCCGTACCAACCCTATATCGTTTGCGTCCTGAAGCGGCGGCAGGGCAATACACACCGCCTCTTGCCCAACCTCGAACTTCTTTGCCAGTCTATATCTGCCGCCCCTTTCACACTTGCTCTTTACCAAAATAGGATGGTCTGGAGTTGTTACCAGCTCGGTGCCGTCCTCAAAGGTAAACCTAATGAGCTTAAACGTCTCGCTATGAAGCAATGTTGTTACCGTGCTGCACTGAGGCCGCATAGGGTCGTTCCTGCTGGGGTATTCGGGGAACCCCATAACCTCATCGCCAACCTCTATATCCTCTATACGCTTCTCCGTGTAGTCGGCCATGCGTATCATTGTGCCCGCTGGGAAGCAGTTCAGGTTGCATCGCGGCGATATAATAAACTCAATGGATTGCTCGCCCCGCCTAAACGGCTCCCAGAAGTAGCGATTCAAAAAGTCGTTAAAAAGTCTATCATTTTCTTCCTTATAATTCATTTAATCCCCTTTAACCCGCATTCGCGCATATACCGTAATGTCTCCTGCACAGCGCCATTGCCAAAATACTTAAACTGGCTGGTGGCATACGCCCACATACTCTGTGTCATTTCCAAATGTCCGTACTGGCAATAAACACCACCAAGCGCATAGTACAGTATGTCACGCATCCTTTTATCGGTACGATAACACGCATCTATCTGACCGCTTTCAGCTAATGACCGTATGATTATCTCGGCAAAAGCTCTGCGTGATTCAGGGTACTCAGCCCATAATAAGTCAACATACTGCAAACGTTGGCTGTCACCATCCCGTGTGGTTGTATGCGCTCCTGTTATAGAAGCCGCAGGTTGCATATAGCCATAGCTGAAAAGCCCATGGCAGCTAAACAAGTCCCCGTTCATATCCACATTTGCCGTATACCTGCCCGCAGAACAACATCCCCAATGGGCGGCAGAGCTATATGTGTCACTGTCCATCGCATCGAGAAAACCACGCATAGTTTGGTATATTAACGGGTGTTTATAATGCTTAAACTGCGCCACATCAATCTGCCGTAAGGCGTGTATGAACGCCGCCAAAGTGCGCCCGTCTTCCTGCGTGTGTTCGCCAGGGTTAACCAACGTGGGGGTCTGCGCCAAATCAAGCGTAATGTGTGGATTACCGCACAATGCTGCCATGCGCTCCTGCAAGTCATCGAAGAAGCGGTACCACTCCAGTAACTTGTCGTTGGCCGCCACCATCTCGCGCATGAACGATACGTCCAGCGTCGGCTTGGTGTGCATGTAGATGTCAACCGTCAAGTCGTGGGGTAGACGTGTCGCTAAATCATGTATAACGTGTAAAGTATTGTCTGTTGTCCCCTTACGGCGTGAAGTATCGTTTATCCATGCTGGCCCATCCAGCGAGATTTGCAGGTCAAGCTTGATATGCCTATCATGCTCGCGGTTGTACTCATCCAGTGCCGCCACGAATTCATATATGTGATCATACCCCAGCCATGAGTTGGTCGAAAACATGATACTATTCACATGCTCATATTCGTCCAGCAGAGGGAATACGGCGGCGCGGAATAAGTCGGCGTTAATGGTCGGCTCCATGCCCCATAAAGAAATATTATCAATAATATCTTTAAGCGGCTTAAATTTATTGATAATATTTTGAGCGTATTCTCCAGACGCCATTTTTTCACGTATGACCGCATTGTTAGCCGCCATGCAGGGCTTGTGCTTATTTATCTGGCAATACGTGCAAGCCATATTGCAGTCACTTGAAAAGTATAAACTTAAATTTGTATACATCCTTTTAATCCTTTTTGCCTACCACAACCTAAATACACCTTAAAGATACAATTCTTGCCTTAGCCATTAACCGGTCTGTGGCGGGACGCTATATTTGTTATTGACACTCGAATAATAAGAATTAACACACTTACTGCTATATTTCGCTGTGTTATCTCCGTTGCATCCACTTGTGCCGCCAAAACCATAATTATGCCCAGAATAATCACTATGACAGTCACTTGTATGATTCGTAGCATGATATGACGAACATTTTGTAGGACATGTCGCATTGATTATAGTATTGGCCACAGAAACGATTTCCTCAAGAATACCCGGTGTATAAAGGTCGTACTGTTGTACTGTTTTCGTCCATTGATATGCCATTATTTATCACCAATATGTTATATTCTTGCTGGTTCTTTGAGCCGTTAAGTTACTACCGCAGTATCCAGTGTTTACACCGCTATATACCATAGACAGATTAGACGTATATACAGAACTATTTCCAGAGCTATACCCGTCATTGGCAGTACGATTAGCTCCATTTTTACTGGAGCAATTATTAGCATATGCAACATACGCGGTGTCGGCGGCGTCAATTAGATCTTGTATTTGCTGTGCCGTGATCAAATCAAACTGCTGAGGCTCCGACGTATGCCATTCAAAAGTCTTGCCTACCTTACTTAGAGCGGCATCAACCTTATCTCGTACTTCCTTATAGCTGATACCATTTGTGCCGCTATACTGAACAAGCGTGCCAGCGTACTGGCCACCAGTCTCTTTATCCGGCATAGTATCACCTCACTTTAATCCATATACGCCCATTCACAGGTATTCCATTATCACCCCAACTATCATAAGTGGGTATGCTTGATACTGTGCCTATAATACGCTCGGGATACTCCCGTGCTTCTTCGCGAGTCATTTTTGAAACTGTGCCGTTATAGCCGCTGCACACAGGGTCTCCTACATTATAACTGTATATCGGGTCTCCGGGGTACGCCAGCACTCGCCCTGACACACACACCGGAACAGCCTGCTGAGTCCAGTCGCCCATGGCAGCACCAAATGTATCTGACACAATCATTGCGCCGGGTTCGAGCCTACCCGCACTCTGCCGCACCGTATCATTACCCATTTCTACTACCACACGCCCGGCTTCAATGTCATCATCGGCCTGACGGTATTCAGCATAGTCATTCCATACACCCTGAAAGACGCGGCTGGCATATAGGTCGCCATTATAAGCGATAGGGTTAGAAAGGGCGGGGGAGAGCGTGTCGGGTAAGCTTATTGGAAATTCAGTATCCCATTGCCCCGCAGTGCCCTTGGTTAAACCATACTTCAAATAACGACCGCCGCCAGAATACCACATCCTACTTCCATTAAATACGAGACTGGCAGGTACGCCAGCTTTCATCTCGCCAGCAGTGATAGCTTTACCTGTGCTGATGTCGTAAACAGGGTAATTATTGCCCCATATGTTCACCTTACACCCAGCGTTATTTGTGGCGGCAGGCGTGAACTGTAACATGAACGGCAGCTCATCACCTGTAGGCACAGTAGTTGTGTTAGCTATAGATACAACATAAGTCGTGCCATTAGACCCAGCGCCCTCGGTAGCTTTCTCAGCACAACGCTTGCACAACCACTCGATTGCAGCCTCTACCCCATTAAAATAGGCGGCATTCAAAGGTGGTTGCGACTTATTCACAAACGTTTTCCTTGTATATTTCAAATCTTAGTTCCTCCTTACATGGCTATGCGTAGCCATGCACAACCATTAGCCCCAGCAGCATTCTTCTCGCCACCCTTACCGTGTGTAATGTCCTCAGTGAGCCCAAACACCTTCTCCAGAGTACCACCATGATTAGTTACAGCACTGCCGCCAGCGCTGCCACCGGGGGCTTGTAATAACGTGCCCCATGAACTTCCGCCACCTACGCGACCACGAGTAGTGCCAGCCTGTCCGCCAGTGCCAATGGTGATTGCTACGGTAGCCGAATCAAGCCGCACGCCAGCCTCCGACACATCGTAACCGTTCTTGCCAGTGGCTTCAGCACTGCCACCGCCGCCGCCACCACGCACCCATATGTCGGCTGTAATGCCGTTCTCTACTTGCGTAGCATCCAATGACAGTGTGCCGGATGTGGTAAACATTATCTGCTTCCATGATCTGCTGCCACTGGTAACAGTCTCCACAGAACTCTGCCCAGTATATGTGTAAGTCACATCGTTACCAGATGTGGCGGTCAGTATAAATACCAATTTGGAGTCATAGTTTGGCATAGCAAATGAGCACGTTGTACCATTATGGTCAAGCGCAACACCGTTTAGGACAGCGCTGGATATGCGATAGGCTGTGCCGCCAGTAGGCTTACTAACCGTGAACGTAACAGTCGTGCCCTCCGGTATTTCTACAATGTTATACGGATTTGTGAGTGTCGTGACAGAATTTGTGCCGTATTCGCAGGTGAGTTCACCTATCTGCGAACAAAGTACACTCAGGGAATGATGCGCGTCCCACTTATCATATAGCGACAAGTCATTGACTGATACAGCGTTAATAGTCATTGCACCAGTACCACCTAACGGGAGCGTATAACCGGTCACTATATATTGTTCTGGCATATGTGATACTTCAGGACGCAATAGCGTAATAGTCATATCCTCATTTAGATGATATATTGGGGTGGTCGAAAACGACACCTGACGCTGCTCTATAGTCTTACGTTTAAGATAATACCGCGCCAGCTCATTACATTGTTCATAGGTATAGTATTTAGATCGTGTTTCAGTATAAGTGTTATATCCAACGCGAAACACGTTGTAATCGGAAGCGGGATTGGTGTTAGTGGCGCGTCCACTCACCTGTGCGCCATTGACTACAGCACCAATAATACGAACGTCATTACACATCTCATTGATATTAAACGAGGTCGTATAGCCGTAAAACTCACGCTCATTAACAGAAAACTGCCACGCCACGGGCTTAACTGAATCGTCCTCATCTGTATTAGCAGAGCGGAATACCAAATGCCCCATATTGTCATACCCGCAACTCGATACCAACATAGTGTTGATACCCAGCAGGACGTCCGCATAAGTATTCTCAGCTTCGGTGCGCAATGTATACGGCGCATCAAGCACAGACACATTGCTAATATTGCCGTAAGCATCACTAACCTTACACGTCTTACTAAGATATGAACTGTCCAGCACAGGTGGGTAATCGTCCAAATGTTGTCCGTTGCCACGATCAATCAGCAGTAGCTGTTCAATGGCAGTAAACAGATTATCTTTGGGATTTATCTGATAGATGCCATCAAGCGTGCCACCAACCGTACCATCAAGTCCGGCCCACTTGTCTATCAAACTGAGCTGCATGGTACGAGCGTTGGGCATATACGATTCTTCGGGGTTTGTAATATAAAAAACGCCCTGCGGCAAGAAATAGTCCTCGCCACTGGGCAAGCGTATACCGGCCCATATACGCACTTGTTGACCTATCCATATTTTATTCGGGTTGAAGTCGTGCGCATGGTCGAGATTACTTAAGGTGATAGACGCTGTACGTCGGACTCCGTCTTGTTTCTGTACGGTTAGTTGTCCGCCGCTGATAAAATCCTCGCGGATAATAAATGATGGTAGCCCGTTCACGTCAAGAAATTCAAGCTTAGTGACGGGGTAGATAGTGCCGAGCCTTAATGCCCGCACATAGTCATTAAACGTTGCCAATCATATCACCACCCCCAAGGTTTGCCGTTATTCAAAATAGCTATAAACGCATTATCTAATCCGTACATATACTCAACCCACACGGCGTCTCCTGTCTTCAAATTTTGACCAGAACAATTCATCAGATGCATAATCTGATTGCTATTTGTGGTTGACAGTAACCGCACATCAGCATAGCGCGACTCATTATCAGCCTCAATTACTTCAGCAGGCACGCGCCGCACGGTATCAACGGTATTGGCACGCACAGTGTTTGCAATCTTACTAATAAGCATTTTAACGATACGCATCATGTCGTTATCTTTCATGCCGCACCTCAGTTCGTTAGTAGTAATCCATCGGCGGGCGCTATCTCAGCCCAACTGAGAGCCACGTCATACGGCAATTTGGCATACCCATCACGCGGCGTAAAGCCCAGTGAGGTTATCTCGACCTCCCATATGTGTCCCTTAACATCTTTCAAGAACTTGCGTTTGCCATTAGTTGAAAACAGTTTGAGAGCCGCCTCAAAGTCAACGCCGCCCTCAGCAAAGTCACCAGTCTCGCAGTCAAACTTGCCCAGCATCGACGTAAGGGTGCCAGAGTAATAGTTTGTGGGAGCCTTATGGATTTTCGGGTATGGTGTGAAGTTATTATATATACCGGTCTGAATGTTGTTGACCATCTGACCACTGTTAATATCAAGACCAAACACAAAACACTGACTGAGATGATAGGTATCATTCTCACCTTCATTTACATCGAATATGCTCCATGTTTGCCATTTAGTTGGTATAGGCTCGCTTATGATAGGCGCGGTTATATAACTGGCCGTAGACGCAAATAAACGATAAATATACGTCTCGTTATTACGTACATTATAGTCTATAACCATTTGTGACTTATTATCTACGATTGCCGCCAGCACCATATTATCGTCACCGACTCGCTGCCTATATATCTTCCACTCAACAGGAGCAGTGGCGGCGTTAGTCATATTACCAGCCATCAGCGTGCTGTTAAACGTAACCAGCAATTCAGTGTCTATTGTCCACGCAGGCTCATTAGTATAGTCAGACACAAACTCACGCTCTTTTTCATTCAGTTGGCGATTTAACGCCCATATATAATCGCATATCTGATATCCAGATAACTTAACCGTATTTATCGGCATTAAAACACCTCCTTATGACGGCAGAATTACCGTAGCGTTTGCGATAAACGACACATCAAACGGCACAGCGTATATTTTCAGTCCGCCCGCACTCATGGTTGCGACAAACCAATACATTTCTGGTAGATAATCATGGCAGTCCACCACGAATTCCTCGCCATTCCAGTCCAACTTGAAATACCCGCCATCATCATCGACTGGGTATAAATCATCGGCAGGGTATAAGTCTTCGGCTGGGTATAATCCGTGCTTTGTGTCGTGATGCGAAAGCGTCATGGTAAATGCAGACCCATCCTCATCAGAAGTACCAGAGGCATAATAAATAGAATTATTGTCACCTTTGATATAACCAGACCAAACATGTTCGCCACTGGTGGGTATGTCCAGCTTAAAATGCTCAGAGCTGCTAAATGTAATAGCGTTGCCCGCATCTATCTCAACGCAAGTACGTCCATCAACGGGGAGGGGGGTTAGATATCTGTAATTGCCGTTATCAGGCTTACCTTCAATGTATCGGATGCCGCCTATATCAATCGATATTCCGCACTTATCCGTGACGGCTACCACGACGGCAGAATTTAGTTCAACTTCAACATATTCTACAGTAAAATTGACCCAGCCAGAATCCACAAACACACCGTCCTGATTCTGGGCCTCCACTCGCACAGCATAGTCAGTGCCAGTTGCCAAACCTGTACAGTTGTAAGCCACGGCAGTATTAGCGTATATATCCTTAGTCTGCTCAATGATATGGGAATGGTCTGCATTAGCCAACGTCCAACGGAACCATAAGATACCAGCGTTGTTGGGCTGACTATATGTAGCGGTGAAATCACAAGAACTGGAATCTACTACAGGCACACCCGCCGCATTTTTAGTGCCAAACGCATCAATAGCGATGCTTGGCGCACCTTTAGCAAAGAACACCGTTTCGTAGCTACTAACGCAGTTCTTCGAGTAGTCGCTTGTATCTACATCCCACCATAGCGTCAAAATGTACTTGTACCCATACACATAGCCATTCTCCATGCTTGTGTGTGATGTGGCAGTGCCGTCGTTGCTGGGAATTGTATACTCGAATGGAACAATATTACCCTTGGAGTCAGCGCCATAGAACGGGGTGTTCAACGTCACAACGCCCGTGTCGTATATCAAATCACTGGTTGCATTGTTCTTGAATATAGCGCACTGGTAGGCTACCACAGGCGCACGGCCATTAACGGTAGCCGAGAATACATTAGCTTGGGTGGCGTCAATTACGCCCTTACCATCGCCCAGCGCACGCGATGGATATAGAAAAGTAGGTTGATAAAGGATAAATCAACGCCTCCTTTAAGTTTATTTCATAGTTGTACCCTCGCCCTGCGATATGGTAGAATCAGGAGGAGGGGTATAAAGAAAATGCTCAAGCGTGTAATAAGGTTCGCGGCCAGAGCTGTCATCTAAATCGATTGCGAACCGCCGCAGATTTGTTTGTGGCACGCCGTCGATTGAGACTGACCACCGATAAAACTGGTCAACATTGATGACAATCTGGCGGGGGAGAGTCCTTGACATATAGTCACCTCTTAATTCAATTATTTTTATAGGGGTTATGCTATGGTATTAAACATTGATTGTATGAGAGCTGTATTAGAATATCTGGTTGACAACCTGTCATTGAGATACGAGGACCTAACGACAGAGTTTAGAGCAATAAACGTTAACGCTATGTACACGGATATAATAGGGTACGATGACGAAGACATCTTCTATGCGGTGTACAATCTCTGGCAAGCAGGTTATATAGAAGCGAATGTTAAAATGTCGTACACCATAGTAAGAGATTTCGATATCTGGAACGTATCATATGAAGGTCAGCAGTTCTATCAAAACATACACAAGTCATCGGTTTGGGAACGTACCAAGCAGGTGGCCAACAAAGCTGGCAGTGTAGCTATATCCATCCTGAGTAGCATCGCTCAAAACATCATAATGCAGGAGATAGCGGGGCTGATTGCGCAACAATAAGTGCCGAGTGACTATGGCTCAACCATAAACGAAAGCAAGCCACTACTACGAATAGTGACTTGCCGGATTTATACTGGGACTACCCATTAATTTTCCCAATTCACATCTTTACCAATATCTTTGGGCACTTAAATAATTGCTTGCGCAATAAATTTATGAGAGCTCCGCTTTTTGTATTGCAATATCTGACATATATGTTTATAATTACAATTGAGGCTGTGGGCAGCGTCCCACACATAGCATGTGGCTATTGTTCATATATACGGAACATACTGTATAGAGTGAACATCCTTCACTCCGAGTTATGTTTACTGACATACGAAGGAGGGGTTATATGGCTGAACTTGTTGCTTTGTGCATTTGTTTGGGTATCATATACCTTATCATAAGCGAAAAGTCTAAGTAATTAGGCTCGACGCTGGAACGAAGGAAAGCCACTAATTGCAGTAGTGGCTTTCTGGATTATCTTGGGACTTCCCCATAATATTTTCCCAATAGCTGCTATGTTGTCCACAGCCTCGTTTGTTCTCTTTACAGTTGTTATTATACTTGAAAACCCGCCATATTGTCAACAGATATAAGCATTTCATATAGCAATATGGTGTAGACAAACCTGCTTCGGTGTGATATTATAGTCAAGCGTGTAAAAACAACCTAATACACCATATTAACAAACAGCTCCCGAACTTCGTTCGGGTTTTCTATTATACGGTATTCAACTTCAATGTCTACCGCACACTACCGTGACAACTCCAACGCCCAACACAGTGCGGCAGCATCCATATGTAATTCATCCACAAGTACCTCCAGAAGGGGCGGGGGAGAGCCCCGCCCCGTTATTATACCACAGGTAGCACTCTTTCGAGCATAGTCAGAAAGTTATCTGCATCTTGGCCTTCCATCAGCACGTTACCATTCCAATACACCTTGCGGCTGTTGTCAGTAGTCATGCTGGAGTTGCCGCCCCCCTTAAATCCAGAGGGCAGTATAGCCTCGAATTTGGTCTGCACATTACCTATGAGCTTATCGACAAGATTGGGTGTGGTATGCACCAGATGATACAACTTGGCCGCATCAGCAGAGTTGAACACCACTTCAGGGTCAGTACGAGTGCCGTCAAGATGAGCAAGCCCAGTATAATCAGCTACACCACCAGTCGCATAAGCAGTAATATATCGCGTGAACTGATTCCCCCGCTTACTCCGAGGGTCATAAACTTTGAGATTACGAGATTTGGTAGTAGTTGTTGTAGTAGTGAGTGTACCACCCTTATCTCCCCCGTCCGGTTTGCTCCCACCACCTGCGAACCCAGACAACGATGCTATCAGCGATGCAATCGCCGCAGCGACACCATCAGCGCCTTCAAGCAGGGTTTTGATAAATTCCTCAAAACAGAACTTCGTTTTCTGAATTTGCTCTAACTGGTCTTGTAACCCCTCAATAATTTTGTCGTGCATGGCCTCCTCGGCGGCACGTTGCAACTCTATGTTGGAAATAGTTTCCTCGAGCAACTGTGTGCGCTGAGTGTTGAACAGGTCGGTCAAAGCATCTTCAGAAGACTGTTTGGCGTCGTACACAGCCTCTACAGCCGCCTTGACAGATTCGGGGTCAGCGACCCATGTCCACACACCGTTGACCAGCATGGCCACGTTGCGCTCGTTTAGCACATTCTCCAGCTCACGCCTTGCACGCGCCACAGCTAAATCAGCCTTGCTCACCTCATACTGTTTGAGTAAGATTTCATACTGGCGCTGGAACTCATCTGTAATGTGGGACAACTCATATGTATTGTCCGCTGACACGGATGACAACTTCTCCTGATATTTGGTGTACAATTCAGTGGCTTCTGCTTCGATATCGCGCAGTTGTGCCACAAGCTTGTCATGTTCCTCATCCGTAAATAAGTCAAGGTTTGTACCCTCTGGGTAGACCTTAGCCATCGCCAACTCTTTATCTAAGTCGCGGATTTCGGTATGGATGTCGCCAATGGTATCCAGATACTTCTGCTCAAGCTCCAGCAGAGCTTCATAGTAGTCCTTCTCGTGATTGAGCTGTTTCTCACGAGCTTCCCAGCGGTCATTCTCCGCGTCAATCTGGTCTTGAATAGCGTCAATGCGCTCCTGTTTCTCTTGTTCCCATATCGCTTTGGCAATAGAGTACATAGAGCCCAGATAACTCTCATAGTTTTGCAGAAGCTTGCGGAAGTCAGCATTGGCCTCGGTATAACCCTTGGCACGCAGACGGCTTATCTCCGCATAGGTTTGCTCGGCAAGCTGCTGGTAATACAGGAATTGCTGACGAGACTCTGCCTTATACTCAGACGACTCCTCATTCATGCGCTTCTGACGCATTTCAGACATCTTGATATAGTGCTCAGTCAGGTCAGTAATCTGCTCATACTCCTTAGAGTAGATAGACTTACTGCCACCGCCGCCGCCTGACTTGCCACCAGACTTAAAGATGCCGGATTTCATCCAAGCCTCAAAGTCTGCGAGATTCTTCTTAGCAGCATCGAGGCCATCCTGAGCCGCTTGTACGCCCAGCATAGCCGCCGCCGCGTCAAGTCCCTTCTGCTGAATGTCGTCGAGTTCTTGCTTCAGGTTGTCATAGTTGGCTTGCGCTGCCGCGAGTTGTGCCTGCAACTGAGCGCGTACAAAAGTGATTAACGCACTTGTACTCTTCAGGGCTTCAGCAGCGTTCTCCTTTAACGCGCCGTTCTCATTAAACAATGCTTCGACAGCACCGGGGACTTTGCTGTTAAGCGAGTCAAGTGTCTCATCGGTAATATAACCGGCATCGTTGTAATCGTTTACGGCAGATTCAAGAGCTTCAAATGCCGCAGCAGCAGCTTCAAGGTCGTTGTTCGCGGCCTTGGCAGTGTCGAGCAGGGAGGCGTTGAACTTGTCGTTGCTGTCGGTGATGTCATCCGTGACAATACCAAGCTTGACCAGCTCATCGATATATTCCTCAACAGACATCTGAGCGGCATGGGCTTGCTCTTTTATCCAAGCGTATGACTCACTGGTAAGAGAGTTCTCCCCCATAAGCTCTGTCTTAGATTTGCCTTGAATGCCGCGTAATATCTCCTGAGAATTGCGGTTGTCACCCCTCCGTAAACCTTCGACCCCATGCTGAACATACGCAGTCGGGTCGGCCATACCGTTAAGAACGTTAGCGACATCAAGGTTAACCACTGCCCGTATTTGGTCAAGCAAATCTCGCCAGTTATCGACCTGAAGCTTCATGTCAGGCAAATCTTTACCCTGCTCAATCCACTCTTGATATTGGCTAACAATGTCACTCAAGAAGCCCGCGCCATTTTGGTATGCCTTAATTTGGTCGTCAGTCAACTCTTCGCCCTGTGCAATCAGCTCGTTCCACTGTTGCATACGGGTAATAGTGACATCTACGAACTTTTCTTGAGAACCGTAAGCTCTATCCCAGCCGAATGCTCCGCCAACACCGGTATCGCCCCTTGTGGTCTGTTCGCCAAGAAAGACCCGAGCTAAATAATCCCAGAAGGTAGCCTTGCGAATAGTGAAGTCATCATTATCGGAATAAACATATGTCTGACTCTCTGTCTTATCGACTTCGTCTTGTAGTGTCTCAGCGATTTTTCGCTTAGACACGGTTGTCTTCATCTTTTCGAGCTCAAGTTGACGTTCAAGTTCGAGAGTCTGGCGTTTGAGCTGTTCGTACTCATTTGCAAGCTCGGCGCTCCATTTACCGGAAAGCTGTAGACCGCGCAGTTCACTGAGCTTACCGTAGTTCTCATCGAGACTCTTGGTCACTGACTCTATAGCGGCCTGCTCATCATCATACTTGGCGATCACGTCTGCCGTCGCCTGATGTGCCCGTTCAACGCGGTGTATAAGGTTGCTTATGACATTTACAGCAAGGGACAAGAGAGCGGCAATACCGAAATTCACAGCAGCGTTCAATGCTTTTGCACCCAGCGCCGCCCAGTTGAACCCCTTGTTAAGTTTGTCGAGAGCGACGACACCGCCGTTGGCGGCTTGTACGGCTGCGTTGGCGGTGTTAGACATAGAATCTTTGAGCGATTTCAACCGCTCCTTAGCGCCCTGCGCACCTATTTCAACTTCTTTTAACAAAAGGTTATAATCAGCAAGGTCTTCTCTGTCTCGCTTGTTATACCAAGTACGTATAACACCTTCAGTTCCATTCAGAAGAATACCGGTTTTAGCAGCGGCTATCATCCAATATGGAATGAGGCAAACCATTCCACATACTGTTAATTTGTGGTATAATCTTCTAAAGGAGGCGAGAGCATGTTTAAGAAAAAGTACATTATGTATTGCCCAGTATGTGGTTACGTCGATGGGGAGCACACAAAGACTATATGCCCATTCTGCAACCACGAGTTAAAAGACTCAGACCACCCTCTCAAAGAAATGAAAGGAAAGCGGCCATGGAAAATCGATCCGATAGCAAAAGATATTGTACAGCGACTCGTGAAAGATAACCCCGACTTTGAACAATCGATCTACATAAATAGAATAAAAGAGGAAGAAGAACGCTCCAGAATTGCAGATGAGGCGGCATGGGCAGAACATCAAGCTCAAGTTGCCCTTGCGAAGCGAATCAACGCCGAACGCGCCGCCAACGCTCCCCGCTGTCCCACCTGCGGCAGCACCGACCTAAAGAAGATAGACGCGCTTGACCGGGCGATATCCGTGTCCTTCTTGGGGCTGGCATCGGGCAAGATAGGCAAGAGCTTCAAGTGTAACCATTGCGGGTATATGTGGTAGTTCTTGCTTGTAGGGCAATACATATAACGGCATACTACACACAAAGGGAAGATGCTACTATGTATTGCCCGTTGACCTGAGCGCAGTAATCTCAAATCACGCACAATCAAAATCCCCAATACCATTGTATAGATACCCCCTTGCTTCAGAGAGTGCGCGTGACATCACAGCCCGCTTGTTTCTTTGTTGCTTGGGTAGAGACCTTACATGTGCTTGTGAAACACATAAAGCGCGTGAATAAGCGTTGAGAGTCAGCACATATAATTCTTGAGGTCTGACCAAGAACTTAAAAGGTGCCACTGTCTTCTTTTGTATCATTACTGCAAAAACGCTATAAAAAGCAATTAGTGGTGCTTTTACAATAAAACTGAAAGGAATGTGTTGACTACCCACATCCAACCAAGTTAACATAGTGTATATACCTATGATATTTGATATATATACCCCCACAATTAAAGCAATGATTATAACAACTACAGTTAACATGCTGACCTCCATTCGTACTAATACTATTCTACTTTTATATGTTTACACGCAGCATTAAGCAATATACACGATTTCGTAGGACTGCCAATTCCACTAATCAACGGAACAAAAATATCAATAAATAATATCCCCAACAAAACCGCCTTAGAAATGCTTGTCCCAGCCAAAACCAGCGAATGTGCCGAAATGACAAAATACGATAATTCATCGCTTACAATGCCAGCAAATGACAACATAATGACCAGTAATACTATGGCATTGACAAAACACATTACCATGACTATTGCGCGAACAACAGGAATAGTCTTAGGGAGCGCAATTAAATCAAAAAGAGTAGGAAGAATAAACATCATTATTGTAAACGCCCCGGCTTGTTTAGGATCAAAAGCCATAACACACCAACACAAAATTAGGTATAAAACACGTAACCATATCAAGTTATGCTGTTTTGGTAAATTACACTCATTAACGGGACATGATAAGGGCTGCATACAACTTCTCTCACTTTTTTTATTTACAGTATCACTTATGACATAAATTGTCAACACAAAACATTCACACAATAACATTTTGTCAACTATTTTCCCTCTTTTAGCAACATGGGGAAACACGCCTGTAATTTTTACGCCCAAGCGTTTGGTTGGACTATCCCATCACGACCCGTAGACCGTGCCGACATTATAGTCTCTGAACGTTCTTAGGACTCGCCTAAGCTTCGCTGCGGATTAGCTTTCGCCTTCCCGTGCAGGAATTACCCAAACCTGCAAACAGTTTCGTCGGTTTTTCCAATGCTCCCTTATTAGCAGTCAAGCCGCTAACTCGTTCCGTGTCGCCACCAGAGCATACAAGGGCATATTTGCTGCAAGGCCCACCTGTTGGAGCCTACCCTTGCCAGACGCCCCCAATATACCGCCACCAAGGCCAAATAGGGGAGTCAACGCGCCAAATCCGGCATTGCCAGACCACGCGGTTATTTGTTGCAATAAATTAAGAATATTAGTTAGGAAGTCAACGCCTTCCTTCACCATATCAGAGTTCAGAACGGTCTGAGAAAACTTCTCAAACGTTGCCGTCAACTGATTGATATGCGCCTCAATGCCATCCATGTAGGCTTCGTACTTCTCAGCAGCGTTGCCAGTGCTGTTAGTTGCGATATCAGCATATTTAGCAGCGGTCTGATAGCCCTCCATCAAGACCTTAAACTTTTCTTGGTTACGAGTTCCACCAAACGCTACAGCAATAGCGCTCTGCGCACTCGTCTTACCGGCCTCACCTAACTCACGCCACTTTTGTGCCGTTTCGTCCAGTATTTGCTGGAAGTTGCGGAAATTACCTTGCTGGTCACGAAGAGCAATACCGTAATTGCTAAGTACACGTTCAACATCACTAATGTCGGATTGGTCTTCAGGATCAACCAGTTTGCCCGTCTTGATATTAGCCATACGAGCAATTAAGGTCTTCATGAAGACACCAACAGACTCGGCTCCGTCTCCAGTGGTTTCCAGAACAACCGCCAAATAGCCAGTCAAATTGTTGATGTCAATACCCATCAACTTCGCACTGACAGCGCACTCAGCCATAGCGGTTGCCAAGTCGCCAGCGGACGTAGCCGCGTTCATATCCACCGTGGTGAACTTATCAACGATTGTAGAAGCGTCCTGTACGGCAATGCCGTAGCCCTTCATGGTCGAAGTCAACGCCTTAGTGGCTTCTTCCGAGTCTATCTTACCGAGCACAGACAGGTGTATACTGTCCGTAATCAGTGTTTCAACCTCGGATAAGTCATAGCCCTGACGCAACCATGTATCCGCCGCCTGCGTTACAGCTATAGTTGTCGTGCCAAGTGATTTGGCGAACTCGCTGTACTGCATCATCAGAGACTTCAGCTCACTGCGAGATTTACCAGACGACACCTGCAAGTCAACCAGAGCCTTATCAAGCTCGACAATGGTATCGTAGACTTTCCGTAGACTCTGCCGCAGGGCATGAACAGCGGCCACCGCAACAGCGGTACTTAAATGTTGACCAAACAGACGAGACAGCTTTTGCCCAGTCTTCTCTATCTCGACATTAGCATCACGGCTTTCATTCATCAGCTCTACTAACTGTCTACGATAAGTTCTAATAGAATCTGTATCGAAGTTGGGGCTCTTGACTCTATTGAGAAAATCCGCCCACTTAGTAGACAACGAGGCGTTTCTGGTGATGTTTGCCTCAAACTTCTTATAATATGCCGTCGCTTGACGCTCTACATCACCAAAGTTTTTCTTCAACTGCTCTGAAGCATTAAATTGCCTCATCGCGGCATTCGCCGCCCTGACAGTTTTTGCCTGAATCGTGCGTATTTGTCCCTCAATGCTACTGGCCGAGCTATCGGCGTTTATCTTGACATTTATTGGAGTCTTAAACGCGTCCTCAACCTGTTTTCGCAGGGTGCTTAAATCAGTAGTGCTGACTACTGGAGTAACTAATACTTTAATATCACTTTGGACTTCCGGCATCTTTCACCACCCTTACTCTACCGAGTTGCCAGACTGATACCTATCGTCAATCTGTACAACAACACTGTCGCCCAGTTCACGCTTAATCATTTCCGCCGCGTCTTGCACAAAGTGATAACCCTCGCGCTCCTGCAACGCCGTAGTCATCTGGTCGTGCCACATACCACGGGGCGGCTTTTTGTCATAGCTCCAGCCATTGTTCAACAGATACAGCAAGTCTGGCCGCGTACCATACTTTGCCCGATAATCTGCGTCCGAAAAGCCGTCGCGTAATGCCTGTTCATGGTTGTAATGGATGTGAATCACCACTTTGTCACCTTCATTGACAGGCGGGTCAGCGTAAACATCAATATCATCTATAGGAGCACCGCTGGAGCGCAGCGCGGTAATTGCGCACTGTACCGCACTGTCACTAACCTGTTGTGCGGAAGGAGCGGACGCCGCCGCCCCTGCCACATACTGCTTCGCTCTCGAATCACTCGTCAGAAACTGGCGGAGTGCTTCCTCCAATGTCATTTGTATCCTCCTTCTCAGGAATACGATATTCCAACACCTTAGACACCAGCTTGTCATCTTTGCCTAACTCGCGGACGTCCTTGGCAACCTTCATCAGCTCAGTTATATCCTCCGTATCAAGCTTTTCTTTAGCCCTGTCCAGCCAACTTGACACCTTGGTTAGCACTTGGATGATAAGCATGTCCGCCACACTCTGGTGTTGCATATCAAGCTCATAACGTATCTTCTTGGTAGCGTTCTCCCTAATGCTGACAAGAGTGTCCATGCATTCATGAACACGCATAGCGTCGAAGAACGCATCCCAGAGGTCGGTATACATTATCTGGTTGTAATGCCGTTCAAAGATGTGTTCAGCGTCCCAGCGTATGTTAGTTATGAGCGCCGCCATAGATGCAAAACGTATAGCAAACTCCTCCATTTCAGGATAGTAGTCTTTCGCATTAACCGTAAGCGCCGTTACCAGCTTTGTAGCATTAGCCATTTCAGAGGGGGAGAGAACAGGGTTGACCTCAACAATCTCACCTTCGTACTCAAAAACAAAAGGCTGCGGCATATTCTCCGCAGCCATCTTAGCCTGCTTTTCGTATCCTATTTTATTTTTTGACATATTAATCCTTTCATTCTATAATGTTAATATTATAATCGACAAGGAGGTTCACTATGATTTGCCCATTTAAGCCGGAAGAAGACAATTGCTGCGCAACCGATTGTATATTTAGCATCGGCGTAGATAAATGCAAAATTGCGCAAGCTTGTCAAGACATCCAACAGACAAAAGCACTCGTTAGACAAATCTCAGAAGCACTCGATGAGCGCTAATTAGTGGAACCAACTATCCGTAATGCACTCGCTGGAAATGGGTTGACTATACAGCATTTCCTTAATATAGTACAGTATAGAATCCCAGTCCCGACGAGTGCATCCTTTTGAATTTATCATACCAACAATCGTTTTTGCTATTTCAAGTTTATCCTTCTTATCCATATAACCTCGTCTACTCATTTGATACTCCCCACGGCTAAAGCCGGGGTTTTACGCCACTCATCACAGCTTCTCTGCCAATTCAGCAATACGTGAGCGCCATACATTAGGCAGGTCAACATGGCCGAACATCGGGTCTCCATCAAACGCCTGTATAACACGCTTTAACCCGTTATTATCGCCACTAAACATAACATCATCCACCTGCGCCTGATAATCACCTTCCAGAAACACTTTGCAACCAGCACTGCACCGTTGCAGACACAGCTTCAGTAGGTCAGGAGTAGTATTCTGCGCTTCAGTTATCCATAAGATAGAGTCGTCCGCAATCTCACAGCCACGAGCATCTGCCATCGATATAAGCCGCAACTGACCCGTAGCCAGCAGATTATCCACCACTATAGGGTCGCCAAACTTACTAACCAAAATGTGCCCGATAGATGTTTGTTTGGCCTTCTCGATAGCACTGCCGGTATAGTAGCCCATCTTGGCCGCACCACGTGTGCTTGTAGGGTTAAACAATACAACAAGATGCTCACACTTGTGACTGTCTATCAGATACATAGCTGCCGCTAAAGCAAGCATAGACTTACCTGACCCAGCCTTGCCCGATATGGCAGTGATAGGCAGGTTAATCATACTGTCTATGGCACATCTCTGAAACTCATCCTTGGGTTTCAGCCTATCGCCCATAGTCAAAGACTTAAGCTGCTTATTATATGCCGGCACATACGCTGTACCATTCCAACGGTAACAATCGCGCACGTCGGCATCCATGTCTGAATAACAAATGAGGTATTCATTTGTACGGCAATCATACACATTGCACGTCAGGTTGCTCTGAAAATGCGCATACTCAGAGTCGGACATGACAACCTGCTTGTAGCCCGTGTGTTCAGTGACATCTTCTTTGCACGGCAAAGCTTGCATGTTCAGCCCAAATATCTGCTGACCGATAAGCCGCATACATAGGTCTTCACTGTATACAATATCACATGATGTCAGCGCAGCACTCGCCAGTATAAGATTATCATTGGACAGCGGCATGAAGTGCTTCTCCAGCTCCGCTCTCACGGCAGTATCGTCTGTAACAACCGTATACATATCGCGCCGTTCGTCCAACATTCGCACAAGCTTACGCGCCTGATACTTCAGTTCACCAGATTTGTGCTCGCTAACTTTAATGTGCTCCAGTTCTGCCACTGTCACACTCGATAGATAAAACGGCTCATCAAACGCCCGCTCCTGCGCAAGTAGCAGGGAAGACGTATCATAGAAAGCGGTCATATCAACCTCCGACTATTTCATCTATAAGCCCGTATTTAAGCATATCCTCAGCCGTCAACCACGCCTCTATGCGGTCAAGCCTCTCGTATTCTTGCTCCGTGAACTTACTGTGAGACAGCACATATTCCTTTATCTTGTTGTCAAGCTTATCCTGAAACTCCATCGTGTCCTTAACACTGCCAGCCGCGCCCTCAAGGTTAAGACTGCCGCCATGAATCAGCGCTGTGCTAAACGGATAAGCAACCTTATGCACATTAGGGTTACTATAGCCGGCCATCAGGATGTACGCGCCCATGCTATAGGCATAACTAATGACGCGCACGATAGTAGGAGTCTTCAGATTATCTATAAGGTTACATAGCGACATACCATCAAGCACACTGCCGCCCTGCGTACACAGGATGAGTTCTATCGGCTCACCAGTACCATCATTGTCCATATCCATCAGAGGGATAAAGACAGACTCAATCAGTCTGTCATCTATTCCATCGTTAATTACTATGCGACGTTTATCTTTAATGCCTTTCCAATACTGATATACAGCGGGAGTTAATTCTTCAGGAGTCTGTAGGATTTCAGCCAGAATATCGTTCATTAAAAGGTCTCACTTTCATATTTTTTGTGTGCGGCAACTCCAATGCAAATAGCTTCACATTCGTCTTCAGTCGCCACGATATTAAAATGGGTTCGCACATAATCAATGCTCTGCTGTTTCAGCTCGGTACGTTTCATATGCGCTCCCTGTTTGTAGCCAAGAATCTTGCGCCACTCAACAGGTAAGGGGCTGTATACGTTTAGTCCATGCTGATAAGCCGCGCCGATACACATACCTTGTAATTGACTTAGCATAAGCATCGTTTTTGCGTTCGCCTGATGTTGCACAGCTTCAATGACCACTAAATCAGGCATATCTTCTTCGATTTTATCTGCAATCTGGATAAACATATCCCGTATACGTTCTGCGGGAGAGTCTACGTCAGCCTCGCTGATGTGACCATAGCGCAATAGCTCATTATTTTCCAGTAACGCCCAGCCCGTTATCTTGGTAGCTTGGTCAAATGCCAATATACGCATTACTGCTCTCCGCCTACTATGGGCAGTTCGTGTGCGCACCAACGCTTATATAGCGCATATGTATCCGCCTTACGAAAAACATATATCAGCTTATTATCGTACCCGATAAAGCAATCATATAGATGAAGATCGGGCTTATTCGTCATATATGCAAGCACTTGCTTCTGATTAACCAGAAACACCATATCAGAGTCCTCATATGGGACGCCGCCACACTTGGGTATAACCATATTCTTTTATTCCTTTCATTCAATCAAGCAAAAATAGGGTACATAAGCAGTAGTTTTGCGAATGTACCCTCCAATCACATTCACATAAAGTTACAGCAGCTTCTTCTTGTTCTTAAAAATCATTGTCCCTTCAGGACGTTCTATCTCAGTGTTGATAAGCGGTTCCACTACCTTGTCCAGCCCGATTTCGCCACTGGCGGTGCTGGGGTCAACCCCGATACGCGCAAACATATCACGCGCCTCAGACAGACTAATATTACCAGCCGCCAAATCAAGGCCAATTATCTTGGCCTGAAAGCACTTCTCTGAACAAAGGTCAGCCCTCCACGAGCCAAGGGCGATACTATCCCGACAGGTGGAGAACTCCTTACCGCACCACTGACATTTGCGGATTTCAGCCATTAAGCAGCCAGAGTCTCCTTCTCAGGAATAATAAAGGTGAAGAGCTGCTTGTTGTCGTCGCAATACGCAGGCATAGCAGAGATAGAGAACGGGTGTTTGCCATCGGGAGTAAGAGATACATCAACATTACCGTCGAGCTGCGCGTTCTCGCACACCACAAAGCCATAAGCAACCTGATTCTTATCACACAGACTGCGGAACAGAACTTCAAGCATGAAGCGACCACTCATTGCATCGAGTTCGGCCTTGTCTATGACGCGAGAAGCACTCGCGGTGTCGTCTGCCTCGTATTCATACATAATGAGGAACCTATCACCTTCAGCCACGTCAGTAGGAGGGGTAAAGGTAGTAGTATTAGAAGTAGTTGCCATACCGAACTTCCCGGCAGCAGCAGCGGCAGCAAACTCGTACTTTTGCAGGATGCTACCGTCTTTGTTTATCTTATACGCGTACTTCTGTATGCCGGTACCGAGCTTGGCAGTAGCGACTACATGCTTAAGAGCATAAGTGCCGCCATTACCAGTGTTGTAGGTATAGGTTTCAAAGCAGGGAACCATGAACTTATTAGAAGCACTGGATTCCTCGACCTTGCTACCGACCTGCGCACCAAGCAGGTTAAGGTCAAACAGGGAACTGTTACCGTCAATCTGTACTTTCTTAGCCCTCATAAGCTCCATAATAGGGGAGCCAAGAGCATCGACAACCTCAGTCTTGTCAGTAGTAGCCTTAATGGTTACGCCTTCAAGCTGGGTCAAGTTCAGGAAAGCGGAGCTATCAGAACCAAAGCCAACGACACGACGAACACGGTCGATGGCCCATGCATTGCCATTTGCCATTTGTTATCTCCTTTACGTTATTTTTTTGTTATGTCTTGCATCCAGTTAAGATGGGACTTGTCCACCTTGGAGGAATCCAAGAATGGATTGATATACATGCCCTGTAGAAGTGTTTGGGCATTATTTATGAGTTGTACACGTTGTACAGCATCGAAGAATTGATATATAGTGATATCCTGTACGGTGTGATGGTCATACTTAAAACCCGCATAGTTGACCATAGCGGATATAAACACGATTAACTGTGAGTGATATGGACGCTTGGCCGCCAGCTCGCGATCCTCTCTATCCCAATCAATCAGAGCCATCTTTGTAGCCTCATTGACTGGTACTTCGCGCTGTTTGTGTATCATATTGATAGTGGTTAAAGCCTCTATAATAAGCCGATGCACGTTCCAGTCTATGACTGTGCCATCGTCGGCCTGCAAATAAGTACCAACCACATCATTTTTCTTCACACGAAACTTTTGGAAGTCTAAGTCGCCAAATATAATGCGCGTCCGTTCAAGCGGAAACGCCACACAGAGTGACATAAATAACTCAAAATCAGTTATCTTAGTGTAATCAATGCCAGCATCCCACAAGACACTCTTCATGTCTGATGGATAGTTGGTTAATGCCGTCAACATAGCGAAGTAATCTTGCTCACCGTAGTCAACTATCTCACGTATAGTGGGTTGATGGATGATAATCTTGTCATTGACAGCGTAATCATCACCCATAAACACGCGTAGACTATCTATCGGCATCCAGCGTCTCCCCGTGGTTGTTCCACGCCTCTACACGGTAACGCAGCACGCGACACCGGAAGCCCTCAACAGGCTGTGAGCATCTGCCCTGCAAACGCTCAAACGTGCCAAACCAGAATCCCGCCTTATTATTCAATAGCTTGTCTATAGCCGAGACTAATTCATCACGGCGCACCGCGCCATCCATAACCATGAGCTCATCCGGCACAATACAATAAATGCAAAGTTCGTATACGCCAACCGCCACAGAGGCAGGGGGATAGTCATATACTTCAACACATACATGTACCTTAGCGCTTTCAGTCACGCCCGGTATAAAATCGTACAGATGTATTTGGTTGATGGCATTCTTAGTTTGTATCAGACGTGCAGCAGGTAGCGGCTCTTCATTGCTGGTGTTGGTTATCAAGTCTACGCAAGTGCGGTCACTAACAATCGTCTTAGCGACCATTTTCTTGATTTCATTGTACTCCGAGAGATTTGGCATTAAACCCATCCACCTCCCGTATCATCCTTAGCGGTGTCCTCGCTTATATAGTCGCATATCATCAAGTCAACGTTGTCCGTCTTGGATGATAAGCCTTCGAGCAACTTTAGGTCGAGCACGCGCCCATTGCCGAAGCTACTGCCAAGACTGTCATTAGACGTGATGACGTAGCAACGCAACTCACGATGGCCGTCTGGATAATACAGTACCTCTGTCGCTATGCGCTTATCACGTTGCAACTGCCGCGTATATTCGTTATATGGCAACATCAACTTGAACTGCTGATAACCGACATGCGCGTCCTGATTGCCGTGAGTAGTAGTGGAATACACACCGGGGTCGAAATAGCCCCATGCGCTGTGAATTTCAGGTGTACCAAGCTGGAATTGTAGATTAAGGTTACACTCGTAGATACGTCCTTTGAGCGTAACATCATCAGTGTCGCTGATATCAGTGCAAAGCCAAACGATACCGTTCAATATGACATAATCGCCCAGCTTAATATCCGCATCATACGGCGCGTTAAACCATTTGACATTAGGGTCATCTGATGCTTTAACGAGCATCCCGATCTTTCGACCGCGCACTTCAGCCACCATCCACGCAGGATTCGCTGGAGCGTCGTGCAAAAAATCCTCTCGTGCCTCACGACGAGCGTCAGCACTGGTGTCATAAGCGCCACCAACTATTTTAGTATACAACGCCCAATCCATTACGCATCACCACCGTATTCATCACGAATCCTATCTATGGCGGAGAGCATCTTAAACACTTCGCGCTTTAGAAAGGGCAGGGGAGTATCGGCACATAGCCCATTCACCGTATTAAGCAACATGATATAATCGGAGCACACACGCAGACACGGGAATGTATCACACGCACCGTGCATTTCCAATGATAGCGAATCAAGATACAGGTCGAGATACACGTCATCGCCCTGCTCCTGCTGTTCACGCATGGGCAACATCTTAAAAATGCGTCCCGTCAATGACAGTAAGTAAGCTTCCAACATATCAGCCTCCTTACATATGTAATTGTGTCAGATCGCCATTGTCGTATGTATAGGCATACATGCGTTGCTTAAGCTCGTTGTGAAGAGTCTTATCTAAATCATTGAGAGATGCCAGCAGATTGCCACGGGAGTGATACGTATAATCCTTAGAGGACATTTTATCGCGTAGGTTGTCAGAGTAGAGCGTATAGCTCCGTACCCATCGCACAGACATACCAAGCGCAATTATATCAACTTCAATATCGGTCAAATCGTCCTCGAACTGACGAGCACAATCATCATATCGAGTTAAATCATGCTTGCAATACGGTGTGAACAATGCAACAGATTGCCTCATATAACTGCGCAAAATCTCTTCGGCCTCATCCTCATACATTGCCGCCAAACTCTTATCGCGGAAATAAGGCAACGCCGCCGCGTATATAGTATCAAAAGAGGTTGCCATGCCGCCTCCTTAATACTCAAACTCTGCGCCAAGTGTCTTTTCCAGTGCGCGTATAGCAGACATAGAGTCAAGGCGTCCTTCCTTAATAAGTTCCTGAGCACGGCGAGTGAGCTGTACCTTCTGAGGTACGGATAGCTTGCTGATGACAGCCGTTATTTCAGCCGCAGACTTTCTGAGCAGAGAATCAAAGTTGTCTATATTGACGTCTTTACTATACAGATGAGCCGCATCAAGGTATTCAAGCAGTTCATCCTTATGCTCGTAGCTGGGGTCAATCTCCCACCAACCATTAACAAAAAACGCCTCCTGTGAGTTACGGGCGTTCTCCAGTGTTTCAATGGTGAGGTGTCTCGTCATGCCATACTGGTTCCACGTCCACTCACGATGGGTAAGACTGTCTATATATATAAGAGTGCCATATACAGCGCTACGCACAGGCACGCGATCAGCAAGATGGTCTTCTGCACGCCAAGGTGCTTCAACTACAGTAACAGGTTCGGATGCGACAGCCTGTTCTTCCTCTGTAACAGCGGGAGTTTCCACAGGTGCTTCTACCTTAGCTTTTTTATTTCCTTTAGCCATAAATCAGTATTCCTTTCATTCAGATAAAACGGGGCCACCGCAAGGCAGCCCCACACATAGCTATGATTAGGACAGGGTATTACGACCAATCTGGCCGGCGGCGGCGACATAGCCAACACCGTACTTCTGACCGTAAACATAATCCTGAGTCAGATCCTGATTGTCGAAGTAAGAGCCAAGGTTGATAAGAGGGTTGCCCTCTATAACCAGCTTGACAGGCTTGGCAGGGCCAGCAATAACAGTCAGTACATTATCGTTAAAGAGGAAGTCATCGGTGCCAACTTTATGGCGCTGAGGTACCTCAACGAGATTAGTGCCACGGAACTTACCGTAGTAGCCAATGTTGTACATGTCTTCCTTAGCGGAATCAGCAGTAACACCAGAAGTCATCTTGGACAGGCCGAGCTTGGTGCCATAAACAGCAGCCCTCTGGCCAGTCTTAGCTTCGACATGCTGTATCAGCTTGACCATAGCATCCTCGCTCCAAGAGCCAGTGATATCATAAGTAGCGCCACCTATCTGGTCTTGAGTCAGCCCCTGCCATATAGTAGCTATCTGGTTCCACATGTCCTCGTTAAAGGATTTGGACACATCACCCATGGATTCAGTCATGCTGGCCATACTGCCAAGCAGACGTTCCATTTCCTCATATATCTTTACAGCGTGCCAACGAGTGGGGATAGTTACCTCTTCAGTACCTACGATGCGCTGACGACGCAGAGCCTGATTGCCGGGAGCCACTTCAGATACAGTGTACCAGTTAGAATCTTTAATCTTAAAGACAGGCTTGTCACCAGCCTTAACAACACGAGTGTCAAGTATTTTATTAAGGAAGGGGTCGTTCCTTACACCTTCAACAACAGTCTTCTTAATTATGGTTTCAACCAGCGCAAACAAAGCGGCGCACTTACCGTCACGAATATCGCGGGGGTCAAGATAATCTTTGCCATTGTTGGCGTCTACGAGCGCGTTATAAACAAGCTTTTCACCGTCTTCAACGGAGAAATTACCGCGCAGTGCTTTGCCGTTATATATATCGCCAGCGACATCAGCAATGTCATTTATTTTGGTTATGTCAAAAGCCATTATTGTATCCTCCTTGTTTAGCAAGTCTCGATGGCGAAATAAGTCACGCCACGCTTGGTATAAACGTCAACTATGCTACCAATCTTGGTAGAACCAGAAGTGTTGGAAGCAACAGCCAGAAGCTTAGTACCAGCCTGGAGCTCAACAACAGCACCAACTATACGGGCTGCGTCACCGTCAAGAGCTTCGCTGGTTACTGCGAATATCTGGTGGGGCTTCTCAAGCCTATAAGCGTTAGCCACAGCACCAGCTTCATTTACGAAGTTAGCGAGGTCGCCCTGAAGACGCTCGTCGTAAATTACTTCAGAAGTAGCGATAAGAGCGATATCAGCCTTCGCACTGTTCTTAGCGGGAGCGGTAGCCTTACGAACTTCGCGGGAGTTGCTTTCAAGCGCACCAACGAGAACTACGTTACCGTTATCTATAGCAGTAGCAGTGGTGTCCACCATATAACGAACACTCACAAGATCGACACCGTTGTGGGTGCCGGAAAGGTTTTCTTTTACGCAAATGCCATGCTTGGTCTCTGCCATTATTCTTTTCCTCCTAAATTAGTTGTTCTGGGGTTGTATGCCATAAATAGCAAAAGTGCCGCCATAAGGGGCGGCTTCATCGGGATTAGTGTTGTATCGGACGGGTATGCGAGGGGCTTCAGTATGTTCTTCCTCGACCACAGGGCTGTGAGCCATACCACGTATTACATAGCACTCACGCTGTAGCTCGTCCACGCCAAACTTAGCGTTATCATTCAGCAGCGCCTTGAACTGCTCATTCTCAATAAGGTCGGGGAACTGCGCAAATACATCTGCCACTTCCTTTTCACGCTTGTAGGTGCGTAATTCGTCAAGCTCAGCAAACATATTGCGGGATTCCTCAAGCTTCTTAGCCTCATCAACGGTAAGCCATTTGCAAACCATAAGCTCAAACTCCGAGGTCAGTTCTGCAACCTGAGTAGTTTCATCGAACTTGTACTCAAAGCGGCCAGTCTGCTGAGTAAACGTACTCTCAGTCCAAGTGTCGCGTTCCACGTAAACGTACTTATCGTCAAAGTCCACCAGATAATGGCAGACCTCAATACCGCGTTCCTTATCGTAGGAATAAGGAAGTGCAGCAGATAATGCAGTTCGTTTCTGTATAAATGTCGCAGAGAAGGTCGTTGTGGGACCCTCAATAAATGCTTCCTCTACAACATGTTCTTCTTCTATAGCGGGGTTTACAGTTTCTTCCATTACTTCAATATCTTTGTTTTCAGGCAAGTTAATGTCACCTTCCTTCCTTGTAAATTCTTGCGCTAACGCATCGACCAGCGTAGCCATCAGCTTGTCCTTATCCTCGGCAGCAAACTGCACGCTTGCACACGCGCCTTCCATAGCGGGGGTTCTATCCGCTCCGAGCAAAGTAACGCCGGTAATAACAAATTTATCAATGCGGCAAATACCATCTTTTTCGGCAAACTCAACGACTTTTATCAGAATTTCCATGGAAACGTCTGCCCTCTCACGCTTCTGCATAATATCCTCAGCGTAATTGGCATATCCGCGCCATAAATAGGCGGATGCATACATGTGCGCCCGGCCATCGGCCTCATCAACAATGCAAGCATCTCGCACATCGGCAGGAAATACGCCCACAGGTACTTCCATATATTGCAATCTGAATTGACCATCGTTCATTGCATCTTCTACGATTTTGATATCGTGGCCGCCAAAATCGAGTTCGCCGTTTTGATTCATCGCTACATTGGCCAGTAAGGGAGTGTTGTATATAGTAGGGAGGGCATCTTGCAAGGCTTCCTTGGTAATAAAATTGTTCTTTCGGTTTTCGCCGTCATGACATACATGTACGCGCAGCTTCAAGAAGCGCTCGGAATCATAAGTGTCATCAACACTGTATGTAGCTCTTAAACTTAAATCCTTATTTGTCACCTTTTTCACCTCCCTCCCATGCAAAATAAAAGCGCCGCCCAATAATGAGCGGCTGTCTATCAGAATGTGAGTCTATCTGTTTCAACAACTTCTATCTCCGAGAATAGAGTTTGGGGACACTTATTATCATTGAGAAATGTGTACAATGTACCGTTAGTGCTTATAAGCTTTAAGCCAGCAGCCAGCAATCGTTGCTTCGCCTCTTCGCCCTGTACACAAATAAGCTTAGACATGTTAATCACCAGCCTTACTGCTTCTCACGGGTGCGTTCGCCTTCGTCTGATATATTATCGGACTCAGGTCTTCCCGCGTCTGCGCTTGATATAGTGTTGCTGCTCTGCAAGGGTCTGAACTTGCTGCTTAAATCAAGGATGTCGGTCTCTATATGGTTCAAGCCGAGAGAATGCAGCGGATCAATACCCATAGTTGCCAACAATGATGTAGCAACAGGTAAACCGTATTGCAGCACACTAATGAGTGATTTCTGATAAGCATCGCGGGTATACCTACCGCTCGGTAGGAAAACTAACCTGAAGTCCTTAGAGAAAGACTGCTTCTGCAAAATGCGGTTTATTGCGACACCTATACTCTGAACGACACCCCATGTCATAGACTCGTCGGCCATACCGCTAATCTCCAATGCACGAGATGATGTACTCGACCCAGAAAAGATAAGACTACTTACGCCTGCCGCATCCCAAAGGTGTTGCTCGGCAGCTGCCACTTTATCATTTTGATTAGTGCCAGATTCATCAAATGTGAATGCCTCAATGTCCATAGGAGTAAGAATGCTGCCGACATTGCTTGGAAGCACATGCTCCAAATTCTGCCAAAACTCTTTAGCTTTGCCAAAGTCAAGCGTCCATTCGCCCTGAGAGTTAAGACCTATTTTCATTGCCAATAAACAATAATTGTCTAATTCCGTTCGAGACAAACTGAGATTTTTATAATCCTCTAAATCATAAATAGCTCTCAAAATGCCTACAAATGGTGGCAGAGGATACAACAAATCGCTATTTACCTTGATAGCAAATGAATACGGGGCATCGAGTTCTATCCATTTCTGAGTAGTGTCTTTCTGGTATTGGCTATATTTCGTCTGGAACTCTTTGGGGTACAACTCAAGTTCATTATTGTATGTGTCAAAATACGAGAAGTCATAAGCGACGTTCCAACAATTCTGTTGATAGCTGGCTATCTTGCAATAGTTCGGGTCAAGAATCTGAAGCGACAACCCCTCTTTAGTGACCCATGCAGTGCAATAACACACATCTTCACGGAAACATGTAGTAAGGATCTTCTTGCATTGCGTCTTCAAATCAGAGTTAGACAGAAAATACGCCGTCTTTAAGTATTTTTCATATACGTCATTTGCATCCCTTTTATCACTAATAGAAACCTGAACAACATTATATGCCAAATCACATAAGTCCGCAAAATAGTGTACAAGTCGCATAAAATGCGGACTTAAATTGTATAACATTATAACGGCGTCTCTTAATTGCTGTTCATTCGTTTCGGGGTTCTGGACGAAAGTTGTGATCTGCTCCTTAGTATATGTGGAAAACGACGTAGACTTCATACTATTATTCAAGTCTCGATATATTATCTTGGCAAGACTTGAATAATAAGCACGCGGCTTATCGCCCAACAGACCACTCATGTCGAACGTCTTACTGACTTCCGCCGCATTAGACAGGGGCGGCGTTTTGTTGGTGCCTTCCATAAGCCACCACCTTTCTTTACTTTATTTTTGGAGCTCTAAACAAGAACTCGAATCCTTGTATATCGTTTTTAGGCTTTATCACAGATGTGTAATCAGATATATAATACACAACATAAGCTAAAGCGGAGAATCTATCCTTATCCAGCTTACGCACGACCTTCTCAACAGTTAGATTACCATTCGGCAGATTCTTCAGCTTAAGGTTCGCCACCTCAGCAAACAGCAAATCTGTCTGTATGTAAGGAGTGGCATCAAAAGACTCATCCTTACGAAACTCGGCATATAGCTCAAGGTCTTCTCGCTTGCTCAACATACGGAGCTTGCCGCTATCTATAGCATCGATGAACAGGGTGATAATCCGTGACTGCAATCCCTGCGCCTTCAGGTCAAACAAACACCTCTTAGCATCCTGTGTCGCGCCCTGATTGGTTGTATTAACCGTGTTCCAAGGCTCGAACTGCTCGCCGGTTGAGGGGTCAACATTGGCCTCCAGCAACTTGTCCACGAGGCCGGTGCCAAGACCATTGCCGTCAAGAATAACCATGCGAGGGTTATACGCCTGAGCATAGCGCTTGATAATGGCCGCCTGAGTAGAAAAGTTCAGCACGTTAGAGATATTGACCATATTAACAAGGTTCATATACTTAATCTTGTTAGTCATAGGGTCACGGTCTACTTTCACAATAGCCAGAGATGACTGGTTGTTGTTCGTCTTCTGTGAACGTGCCACGTCAACGCCAAAATAATACTCGTCCGACTCTTTCTGCGCCCGCATAATCGCGTTATCGAGCGTGCGGCAAGCCAGCAGTTTATTAACGTCAACAAGAGCGCCGTCACTGCTGCCAGTCCATGTACCGCCATAGTTCTGCGCAAATGCCACAGATGACATACTGGCTCGTTTGGCGAGTATCTGTGCCTTAGACGAGCCTCGACCATACCAGCACGGTATCATCCAGTCCGCGCCGACTACCATCTTACCGCCAAGGTCTATCATAGTGTGCATCATATCGATAGAGCGTATATGCTCTGTCGAGCCGCGCCAACCGGGGGTAGAGAAGAAGTTGATTTGCTGATTCAACTCACAAGGGTCGACCAACCCCAAACGCCCCATCGTATATCGCGGCACTTCAACAATCGGCTCAATAGCATCTTGGAATGTCTCGGCATCACACAGCACGCTCTCCTCAACGTTAATACGCTTACGACGCTGGCCCTTTGAGGTCTGGGAGTTCGCCAGTGCGTCTATGCGCGAACCGTTCTTAAATAGAATATAAGCCTCATTAGCCGTAAAGCTCTTTTTAGCTATCTCATTTTCGAGCAAAGGCCAAGCCCTTATGATTTCAGCGTACTTGTCTTTTAACAGCTTGGATGCATTTTCCTTAGTCTGAGCTGTAACAGACAAAGTGACGCCCGGATACCACACAGCGACTACATACTGCACGGCTTGTTGCAAAAAGGTCTTACCGCTACCACGAGTCAGACACCCGTATGTGCTATAAAACCGTGCAAGGCTGCGCATCAATACACGCTGGTCCATATCCAGACGGAACCCGTTGTTTTCGCCCTTGCACAAATCAAGCCAAAGGTCAGGGTACCACCGCGCCCAACTTGCGAACTCAACCCAGTTCTTTAGCGACGGGCCAAAACCGGACTCGACTTTCGTATAATCAATCACCCAAAACCACCTCTTCCGGCTCATCATCCGGCGTTAATTCAGCATTAACATCATCAGGCAGTTGGATGAATCTCTCTATCTGCGGCCTGTTCGTCGTGGTTGGGTCTTCCGTGAACATACCATTCGGGTCTCCGTACTGCTTAACATAGTCGGCAACCCTTTCATCGTAAAACTTGTATATGTCAGCGTATTCACACTCAGGCTTGCCCTCAAGTCTGCGCACGTAATTAACGTATTCCCACATCAAAAAATCAACGGCGTCCGAAGGCTTATACTTGAACTGAGGTAGTATAGGTATAATATCTACCGCTTGTTCAATCGCCTGCGATATCTCCGAAAATGACCCTGCGCTGCTGTTCAGGTCAGATTTAGTCATCTGCTTGGGGTTGATTTTAGCGTTTTCAGCCGCCTTGGTAGCTAATGTACCCCACTGCCTTGCAGCATCTGCGTCACCGCGCACAATAGCCTCTTCTTCGAGTACCTTGTAGCGCGTATAAGTCACAAGTGCTTCCGTATGAAAAGTGGTCATATCCGTATAGGACTGCTTCAGCCAGTTGAACTTCTGCATCAGCTTACGGTATAAATCCGGTCTCAGCCCCTCGCCAAACAGCGCAACAGCTTCTTCGTCTATTGGCTCATCCGCCGCCTCGGCCACGACAGTTTCCACCGGCTTGAATTGTGATATGCTCTCATTTAGTGACGTTACGTCCAAGCGGGGCGCGACATCATCTATGACATCAACACTCACATATGGGCTGCCAACAAAGGTGGAACCGGGCGCGATGTTCGCATCCTTCGCCCAGAGTTCGCCCGCTTTGAAGTCCCAGTCCCGATACTGCTTTATCTGGACATTCTTCATGTACAGCGAGACTATCTTCTTATTGTGCTCAATAGGCACATTGCGCCCCTCAATAGACTTCTCATACTCGTCTACTGAACTGTGTAGCACCCGCTCTATATATGGCTTATCCAACTGAAACAACAGCTTACGCAACTTCTGTAGGCTCACCTTGTGTTCCAGCGGGTCATATACCAAATCCATCATGCACTCCTTGCATATAGGCATATAGCCGTCCAAGTGCATGGGGTTCGTACTTTTATAAAATGCACTTACGGGTTTAGTAGCTACAGAGGGAGGGCATGTGCCACATTTTTTATACTTAGGCCCTGTAGCAGCTCTGCTTTTAGGTCTCCCCATAAGCCACCACCTTTCTTTATCCAAAATCAAAAAGGCAGGGGAGAACCCTGCCTTGTATTTATTAGCAACGAGCTATATTAGCTTACTGAATATGGGGTGTCACATGCGTACCCCATTCCCTTGTTGACGGTACAGCCAAACGCTCTTGCGTCTCTTCAATCCAACGTCGTGCGCGAGCGATAGGATCATCTATTACACAGCCGTCTGACTCTCGATTAGAATATATGCCTGCCTTACGAATGGAGGACAGTACATCATGAGTTATCCAACGCTTAAAGTCGCGAATCCTTTTCTGGCGTTCCGCTATATAATCCTCAGATACACCACGTGCCTTGGCGGGTTGCAAAGCGAACAGTATTGAATATAACCCGGGCTCATTGACTATGGTTACAGTTTGAACGCCACCACGGGTGCCCATTTGCGTACTCCCCTTATCTTCGACATCTACTACCCGCATCACACGATTCCGATTAGTGACGCCAAAATACGTACACACATCCGCCGCAACAAACCACGGTTCGCCATCACGCTCAATAACTCGGATCTGCCCAAAATCATTGTTTTCAAAAATCTGTATATTGCTGTTCACACAAAGTCCTCCATTATTTATTAATAAGAAGGAAGAGTTGAACATACTCAACCTTACCGCGAATCGTTAAACAGACGAAAGCGGTATAATATCAATGCTGTTTATGATGCTTTGCCACTCAAGAACTTATTGACAAAGTATATCTGCCCCTTACCAGTCACCTTAGTGGTGCGTACAAGCCGCACGCTGCCATCAGGATTATCCACAACGCTTTCCTTGACCTCAAACAACCCGGCCTCCATGCTGCGCTGAGTAGGCATATTGCGGTTCGAGCCACTCTTACACAGATAGCCTTCATTACGCAGATAATCAAACAACCTATTCTGGCCAATCTCATACCCGTTCTGACGAATCATTTTAGCGAGCTGACCTACAAGACAACTGTCCTGCGATGTTTCTACGGCACCAGCAAACAACACTTTCGGTGCGTCGGCATCGACCTTGACCTCCAACGCAACTCTCTTGGCGCGTTCCTCTTTAAGATCTGTACACAGACGAATAATCGTATCAGGATTAATAAGAATCTCTTCTATTTTATCTGGCGTAATATATGCGCCATGTTTGCGAATAGAAGGCACAACTTCGCAAGTAACCCATCGCTTAAACGCCTTAGCGTTAGGTAGTTTGCTGCCCATAACCAGAGAATATAGCCCCGATTCATTGATGAGTATAGCCGGTGTTCCATGAACGGTGAACGATTCGTTCACCGTTCTATCCTCATCATCGACATGGTCTCTGATTGCTTTTTGCGGGTTTGAATACCCAAGTGCTAAGGCGATATCCTTACCCACAAACCACGGCTCGCCATCGCGCTCAACAACCCTGACCTTACCAAAATCGCCATTCTCAAATACCTGCATACCATTATTCATACAATCTAACCTCACTTCATATTTAATGCGCAAAGGCGGCAGGGGTCTACCCACCATATACAACCTCTGTCAGCAACGGCATTTCGCCCAAAATCACATTTTTCCAACCATTTTTGTGCCTGTTTTGCACATTTCCCAACGAGTTTTTGCACTGTAGTGCAAATTTTTGCGGATTCCGTTCCCTTTTTGCACTAAAAAGCGCAAATTCAAGGACTGTATTCCTAAAAGTCAGCAAAAACTAATGTTCGTTAGTCAATTCAGCGACACCAACTTGCTGCACTCACGAATGGGTGCGCCGTCCTTGTCCAAGCACAGGTACAAGAACCCTTCCTTCTGGCTCATCGTGAGCCTGCCATTGGCGTAACTCATCTTACTTGTCTCACAGCAACATCCCTGCTCATACAGTACCGTGTTGCCAACCGCATAGTTGCCAAGGCGATGTGTATGTGCCATTACCAGACCGCTAAACACCATACCTTCATTGCGGAACCACATCATAGCATCTTGCGCCGTCTTCATAGGCGCAGACTTGAATGCACGCGGATGGCAGAATATAACTTGTCCTATCTGTGCATACCACTTACCAGCATATTCAATGTTAATATCCGGGAACACTTCACAGATGGGTTCATAATAGGCACGAGTGTGCGCCATCTTGTCATAGTGATAAAAGCCATCATTGAAGATATAGTCCAGCTCTGTCTCAGGCGTGAGCTCTATTAACTCATTGTCCAAAGCCTTAGCCAGTGCGGTGCCGAACCGCGCATCATGGTTGCCATATGTGACAACTACACGCTTAGGACGCAGCATCGCTATAAGGTCAATAAGGTACTTACGCGCCTTAATCATTTCTTCGACAGGACTACTGCGGAACATCTTCGGGAAAGAAGACAGCCCAGCAAAGTCAACAATGTCGCCATTGACTTGTAATATGTCAATCTTACCCGTGTACTCACTGAGGACGCTCACAGGTTTCTGAAACGGCACATGCAAATCCGATATAGACAGTATGCGCGTCTCTACACCACGTTCATGTCGCGCACGTTCATACATGCGGCCACGATTAAATGTACGGTAGTCCTTGCGCCACTTGCATTCACCAAAAGGTTCGTCTACTTCGGGCTGTGCGTTGAGCAGGTCAGCTATGCGCACACAGTTGAGTCCGTACTCGACCTTACGCTCAAACAGCCGCACGAAGTAATCATCAAAGTTTTCATCGCTAAAACGTCTGTACGCCTCTGCCATGACTACTTGCTCCTAAAGAGGCGGAGGAGCCTCGCCGTTTCACGGGACTCCTCGGCCAGCCACTTCTTCTTACGGGCGTTAGCGTACTTATTGAGCACTGTAATGTGCGCACCATGTTCGCGGAGATACGTAGCCTCCGCCTTACTTACGTTAATAATGTCCAATCATTCCTTTTACTCTATATTAGACACCATGACAAAAACTCGTGATAAAAATCCGTGATAAGAATCCACGATAAGAATCTGTGATAAGAATTAATGATAACTGAACACGAGTAATATCTTAGTATCCATATACACCTATTATAAAAAGTGGCGATTAAAGATAGCGACTATATTATTACCCACCACAGCGTCTTCGCCTTCATTGACCAGAGGTACATTAAACCTGACGCGCACCATTTTGTGTCGGGTATTCTTACTCCAACTATTCTTAGGCTCAATACGAGTTATAAGGCCGAAGTCAACTAATTCCTTAAAGTGACGCCCAGACAGGTTGGTGTACGCAATATTCAGCCACCTCGACAGACCATACAGAGACACATTACACTCGCCGTTCTTATTCGCACACACCTTACCATAAGCAATTAACGCTAATGCCACCATACGAGTATTCTTGCTATCGAATCTGCTACGCACTTCCTCAATATCGTTCTGGTTAATGTAGCAGGGGCTTTCGCCTCTTAGCGGTGTGCCATCTTCCATGACCCGATATATCACGCTATTGACGCTAAAATCGAAGAAACACTTATATTTGCTACCCCAATCAAATATCCGCTCGCGTATGGCCTGATGGTCAAACCCTTGGTCACGATAGTAGGAGGCCAGCATGTAACATATACGATAGCTAAAACGCTGGTCTATGTTCTTGCCTTCAAGGTATTCCTGCACTTCAATAAGTTCGTTAATCAATAATCTGCTCTCCAATCTCTTGTATTTCTATTTCGTTATACGGCACTTCAACCATTGAATAGCGCCGCCCCAAATATAGCTCACTGCCATCAGGGTCGCGTTTAGGCAACAATCGTTTCTCAGCCGGCTTAATGTTATCCAGCAACCCCTGTTCAGCCACCACCCACATAAACTTACTGTCAACGTTAGGGTAATCACGATACTGTAGCAATACAGCCGCATTCGCCAGCATCTTTTCATCTGGGCAAATCTCATGGCACTTCTGCCTATACAGCTCATGGTAATAAGCCCAATTAACAGTGTAGTATTGCGCGTCAAACTTAGTGACTTGCGCCCGTATATCTTCATCCTGATATGCTCGCACGCGCCGTTGCTCGGCTTGTAAGATTGACATCTCCTTGTTGTATGCGAGAAACACTTCACGAAGCCGCTCATACACATTCACTTGCACACTTACTTGCTCGTCGATCATAACCGTATAATCAAATTGCGGCGCACGCCCCCAACGAAGCTTTTTATGCCACTTCTCCATTTCGATACACAACCTGTTCATATTAGATGAGGCCATAGATAGCTTCTGATTAGCGTAATATTCTTTGCGATATTTCATAAAATAGGGGAGAGGACGCCCCATTTTAGCAATATGAGGTGGCATTTTGTAGAAAATTCCGGTCTTCGCTTGGTCAATCGCCTTACCGGTCAAGACGCTTATCTGGTCAACGTACTTCTCATAAAGCCGTTTTTGTTCATCTGTGCGCGGGCACTTGTTGTGATACGCACTGCTATAGTTACTGTACTCCCCGATAAGTGACTTCATGGTCCGCATAGTCAAAGCTATACGCCCCTCTACGGTATCCGGTTCAACCATTGCCGTAGCTTTGTCTTCTACATCTATCACTATAGGGATGTCTCTATGTACACCTTCTTGCATAATCTCGTTCTGCAACACCAGGACAAGGTCGCCATCAAACACGCTTTCGCGTAGACTATATCTTCCACCATCTAATATGGCGGCGGCGCACTTCCACTGACGTATCAATAGCCAGCGTACTCGGTTACACTCATCACCGATAGTCGTTACACCCTTGTACAAATATGTAATCATCAAATACCTACCCATGTATCCCCATTTTTTATATGTTGTATCGTCGTCCAACCCACCCCAAACTGACGCGCCAGATGACTGACGGGCATCTTGGAGTTTAACATCTGCCGAATGGCAGCAACATCTTGCTCACACAATTTCGACCGACCATTATGACTTCCTCTGTGTTTACCAATATTATATCTGCCTGCCAGAGAAGAATATCGTATATTATCTTGATGCGTAACCCACTCTAAATTAGATGCACAATTATTTTGTCGATTATAATCCTTATGATTAACCTCATAACTGGCCTGATATCCATCTACGAAGTTTAACGCCACAATACGATGCACTTTAACCCGAGCATTACGTTGATTTGTCGAACCCAAAGTTACTTCATAATAGCCGTCCTTATTTAATCGCTGTGAAATTGGCTTTCCACGCGGCCCAACGATAACGCCAGTATCACTAACTTGGTATATAATTCCTCGATATTCAAAAGATTTCCATCTCATTTAATCACCTCATTCTAAGATGATTAACATATTTGTACCTTGGCACGGTATTATTTGCTCTCGCAACCTCCACCGTTAGCAGGCTGTAAGCCTACACCCCTGATAAGGGTTCACGCCGTGCAGTATCGACATTACTGTCGTACTGGACTTCTTAAAGGGGAATCAGCCCCATTCAAACGCGGTGCAATAAGACTTTTGCAGTTGACCATGCATATATTGGCCAAGTCACCAACATACTTGATGATGTCGGGCGTTGTCACAGCTCGCAACAGCGCGTGTTCTGACTTGCATATATGCGGGTTACGTTCTATAAGATACTCGCCGCTAAATGCGCCATCTATATCACGCGAATAAAACTCGTCTGCCTCAAGCGACCCGTGCAACGGCAGCCCACCTATATGCTCCATCAACAATATCAGGTCTGGCACAAGAAACTTGAAACATGCCTGCATCCATAGCTTCCCGCACTTCATGCCGTCAATGTACTTCTTGACCGATTCGCGCAGGTATTTACGCACATTCCGCTCATACATCATCTCAGGATTCTTTAGTATGGCTTTGGCATAGGCATTAACTGGTGTACACCTATCAGCCGTTAGGCCGAGAAAGTTGTAGGTATACAAGTTATCGCCTGACACAATGCATTGTGCCCATTCAGCGCTATCCTCAGCCAACATCCGGAACTTGTTATACGGCAAGTCAAGGTCTTGCAGTATCTGGTAGTTGGCGCGGGTAAACACAGGTTCCTCGTCAAAAGAGAAATTCCACTTAGCAACGCCGAAACAATGCTGATACTTATCGAATAAATCCCAGTATCTATCCCAATCGCGCCCATCGCCGTATACCTTGAAGTATTTCATGCCCTTAAACATACTCTCGGTGAAGATAAGCATTTTATCATGCACGCTATGCCAGCGTCCCCATACATCCTGTATATATTCAACGCCGCGCTCCAACAGGAAGGACTCATAATCAACCGAATGCGATAAACCCTTCGTCCATGGTAAACGCCAGAGAACTGTCGTAACCGGTGCTTTGGCGTGTAACAATTCCGTCACTTGGCGCGTGATGTCAGGGTGGTGGATACCGCACCCGTCAAAGGCGTTAATCTCCATATCGCGCACATCCTCGGCGATATCCTTCTGCGTCCACTGTCTGACCTCGCCATCCTTCTCGTACTCAACAGTATTGTCATATACATACTTGATACGCTGTTGCGGCACAGGCAGCATCAAATCCGGCACAATAATCACCTTGGGCTTCCAACCCTCCAAACAATGACATGAACTAAAGAACAATCCGCGATAGGCATAATACTTCGACAGCACAGTCTTATCGAACTGAATGTCCATAGTTATACGCTTATTAAGTTCGGGGAAGATATCCGCATCAACGACACTAAAGATGCCATTGCGCGTCATAGAGGCCGAACGCTCGCCAAACACAAAGTGGTGCCCATCGATATAGATACCATCACGTACCAAACGGCCAATGTATTCTTCTGTCTTGGGGGAGCCCGCGCTGTCAATAAAGACTACATATGGGTTAAATTTGCCCGAAAAACCTGTTATAAGACGTGTTTGCCTGAATAGTGGATTATCTGCCTGCTTGATGTAAAAACGCCTGTCAGAGCCTTGTTCGCGGCTCAAATGGTAGTCTGCTGCGATTATTTCCCGTAACGGATACGACCGCACAACATAAAGAGGTGGTGCAAAAATAGACCTCAACTCGCTTTCATTAAATTCTCGACAGCAAAGCCGTCATTTGTGGTGTATATGATGTGTTTAATGCCCAGAGACTGGATAGCCGCCATACAAGCAGGACACGGACGCGCCATGCCATACGGGCGGTCGTTGCGCAACCGACACACATACAGCGTCACACGGCTCCAATCAACATCAGGGCTATCAAAGATAGGGGAAAGGCACATGATTTCCGCATGGATACTGTGCGGCGGTTCACTGCCAGCACGGAAGTCACGAAAGCGGTCAAAGACAGCCTGTAGCGGATGAGATTTGGTAGAATTCCATCCCGCACTCAGCACTTGTTTGCCGCAAACGGCAACTGCGCCCACCTTTATCCTAAAGTCACTCAGATTCGCAGCCCTCGCTGCGTGCTGCAAATAACGCATCTGCCGCTGTGTAATTCCAGAAGTCCCATTCCTTTTCAAGATAGCCCCAAAAATCAGACCTCCATTCATAATAATCGTTATATGATTCCATATTAGTCCTTTTCAGTAATACTCAGAATTGATACTCGTTTGCCGTATATGCCTATTGCTAACTGCATAGCCTGTTGGAAATTGGCCGCTACTAAAATGCTTTCAAGAATTGTATGTGCCCTGTCGGGAAGTTTAAGCTGAATAGTGTATAGCTTCATCATCGCACCTCATATGGCATAAATGACTGCGCCCCACACTTCCGGCATACCCAGTGAAAGCTGCCAACACCACGAATGTACTCCCAATCATGGTCACAGGAAGTGCCGTGGTTAAGGTTGACATCGCCTCTCTGGCAGTAACACATCCGCACCCATGGAGCATTTACCGCGCCGCACCGTGGGCACACCCACCCGACATTATATGGCTCGATCTCGTGCTCGTCCAGCAGATTGCCGCCCGAATCCTCCGAAACGGTATACATGGGGATATTGTTTAAGTCTAAGCCTGACCAGTCTATAGTTACAACATCCCCGGCATGTAAACCGTTCACCCGGCACGAACTGGTTATTCGCACCTTGTCACCTACTTGATACTTCATGTTTGTCCTCCTTTAGGAATTTGTTTACAAAGTATATCTGACCTTTGTTTGTTACTTTGGGCGTGCGCGTTATTCGCACAGTGCCATCAAGGTTATACAGCGTGCCTTCTTTTACCTCAAACCAACCCGCATCTATGCTGCGCTGTGTCGGCATGTTACGGTTCTCGCCGCTCTTGCACAGATATCCCTCATTGCGCAGATAATCAAACAGACGGTTCTGACCGATATTGTAACCATTCTGGCGCAGCACCTTGGCAAGCTGGCCAACAAGACAACTGTCCTTTGATGTGGCAACCGCATCAGCAAATAGAACCTTGGGCGCATCGGCCTCCACTTTGGCCTGTAAAGCAAGTCTCTCTTGTGCTTCCTCAATCCATCGTTTGGCTCGCTCTATCGGGTCGTCTATCATGTAGCTATCTGGGCGCTGGAGCACATAACTGCCTGTCTGCCGCAGTGTAGGCAGTACCTCATCGAACACCCAACGCTCAAAACGTTCCGCGGAGGGCAGCTTACTGTGGGTGATAAGGCGGTAAACATCGCCTTCCGGTATGAATGACATTAAATTAACCTGTTTAGTGGATGTTCCATGTTGATTTGTGGTTATGGAGACCCCGTCGCGTTTCACGACCCCCTTGCAATGTCTGCCGATTGCGTCACGAGTATTGCTATAACCTAACGCCCGTGCAATATCAACCGCACAAAATAGTACCTTGCCGTCCTCAAATATCGTCCGTATCTGTCCAAACTCGCTATTCTCAAATACTTTCAATCCTTTTCGTTCCATTAAATAACCTCCGTTTTTATTATCAGACCACGGAACGTTCTGTTCCACCGTCTGCACCTATGCATCACGTTTCGTTACACACCTTGGAATGTACGCATGAACTCAACCAGCGTCATGCCGTTATGCTCGGCAAGCGAGGTGGCAAAGTAGATGATATTCCTAAGCGAGCTTACGTCCATCGCCCAGCGACACCAACTCATAAAATTCTTATAAGGCTTCTCGTCCTTGTGCCGTCTGTAGTACCCCGCCATAGTGCAACCATTCACGATGTACACCACGAGCGGTACGTTCTGCTTATCATAGATGCAATGACCATGCCGCCACCAGCCCCAATCATCCGGCCAGTCCTCATCCTTGACATCGCATAGACGTCTATAACCCTCATCATCAACCTGATACACATCACAAACCCCGTACCACCCGAAATTGGCGTGGCCTTCCAGTACCGCATTAACCCCAAGCGCCTGACACGCCTTTTCAATGTTCTGTCCTACAATTTCCCTCATATATTCCTCCTTTAATCTTTTGGTAGTTTACATTTGCCTTCAACCGCAAGCCTTTTCGCGGCCTCAGAATACCTCTGAGCCTCCGTGCGCCGCCGCTGTTTGGCCGCGCTCCGCAACCGCGTATATACATTCAAGAGGTCTATAGCATAGTCAATGCTGTCTATACTGTCGTCGTTTTGAATGTTCAGATAGAAGTTGCACTCGATGAAGTCTATCAGACTGTCTCGCTGACTCTCGGTTAATTTTATAGTCACCCTGCTTACCTCCTTTACAAGATATTGCCGTCCCCACAAGTAGTGAAGACCCGTCGTGTTTCACGACACCTTTACGCCGCACAAAACTCGGCGCGTAGCTTCTCCACAAGGTAGAGCTGACCCTTACCAGTGATGAAGGTGACAGGGTGGACCATGCCGTTCACATATACCTCACGTGCCTGAAACAGCCCCTGTTTAATATACTGCTGATACGGCTCGTTATTAGCACGCAGATAACCACGATCTCTTAGCCACGCCATCAGCTTATTGCGCCCCAGCTTAATATCCTCGTTCTGCACTATCTTAGCAAAAGCGGACACAGTGAGCAGTGTCTTGGAATCGGCCACATGGTCGGCGAACTCAACCTTGGGTTGCTGCTCGGCCAGTTGTGCCTGCTGACGGGCAATGGTGGCGTCCATGCTACGTATCACTTGCAACTGCGCGTGGAACATTGCTCTGGTAGGCTCATCCGCGTGGGGCAGATAGGTATTTAGGAACATATCCTCATTCGCCACATACCCACCTGTGCGGCGTATAGAGGGAAGTATTTCACTCGTTACCCATCGCTTAAACGCCTTAGCATCGGGAAGCTTGCTGCTCAACACTAAAGAGTACAATCCAGATTCATTGATTAGCCAGCCTCCACGTTGCCCCAAATCCAAATTGCAACTCAATAGCGTTTTGCTATTGAGTTTATCCTCAGCGTCTACATGGTCTTGGATAGCTTCGCTGGGATTAGCATATCCCAGTATATTTGCTACATCTTTACCAACAAACCATGGCTCACCGTCACGCTCTACAACACGCACGTTACCGAACTGTTGACTGCTGAACACCTGCACCTTGTTTTCCAATATTCAGTTTTCCTGCTACTCAAAATATAGACAAACGTCCATATCGAGAAAGTTCCTGCTTCATCCTATATGCTTTCGTCGTATGACTACTCACAAGCTCTTGTATAGTCCACAGGCGTAAATTCCCGTGTAGCCCACGGTACATACTTACGTTAGCTTAACTATGCTATATCGTAAGTCTGGCAGTCTTTCAGGTTGAGACTTGCGTTATAGTCTCTGTCCGCTGTGTAACCGCACTCTGCGCAATAGAACGTTCTGTCCGATAATTTCAGATCGGATTTAACACTCCCGCAGTTGTGGCAGGTCTTGCTTGACGGATAGAAACGGTCGACAATTCTCAACTCAATGCCGTTTTCTTTGCATTTCGTCTGAAGCCTTATTCTGAACTCGTAAAACTTCTGAGCCGCAATAGCCTTAGAAAGATGCCGATTTTTCATCATGCCTTTTACATTCAGATTCTCAATCGTTATGTAAGACGGTTTGGTTTTCACCGTCTCAGCGATTATCTTGTTAATGTAATCGGCTCGGATGTTATTCATCCTGCAATGAAGTTTCTGTACCTTAAGCTGCTGTTTGTGGATATTTGCTTTTTGAGTTAACCCACCTTTCTTTAGATTTTCATATTTTCGGGAAAGCTCTCGCTGTTCTCGTTTGAGTTTCTTTTCGATTTTCTTTACTTTTGATGTTTTGTTGATGTTCTTATAGGTTTTTCCGTTTGAGACAATAGCAAAATCCTTTAATCCAAGGTCGATACCGATGCCGCCGGTAAAAGCTCTGCTTGTCTCAGCGTCGGGAAGTTCAACCAGAACGGAAACATAGAATCTCCCAGCTCTGATAGAAACCGTTCCGCTCTTGATCGTGTAGCCGCTTTTTGTGGTGGGAATGTAACCTTTTTCTTTAATGCGCACCCATCCGAGCGTTGGGATTTTGATCCTGTGCCGTTCGCAAGGAATAATTGTGTTGCAATCCGTCTTCACAAAGTACATCTTCACGTCAGACTTACTTTTCTTCTTGAATTTCGGAAAGTGCTTTTTCCCTTGGAAGAAGTCCTTGAAAGCTCTGTCTGCGTCCATGACACTCTGCTTCACGGATTTACTGCTAACTTCCTTGACCCACTTGAATTCAGGATTATTGGGGATGAATTCATTGTTAAGCCATTTGGAAAACTCCATACCCGGCACGAAGCGCTTTTCTTTTTCGCACACTTCTTTGTTGTGAGCAAGATAAAAGTTATAGATAAACCTGCTTGCGCCGATTGTACGAATTATTTTTTGCCTCTGCTCAGGTGTTGGATTGATTTCTGTCTTGAAGCTCTTTAGCAATTTCTTCATCTCCCTCTATCTGCTTTTTATACTTTCTCAAGCCATATATTCGACAACTAAAAACATGGATTATAGATATGAGGTCATCTACCAGTTCTTTTTCCGGTGAGGATTTATCGTTGTTCACTACAACAATCTCTGCGCCGTTGGATTCTAAAGGTCTCTCGAACCAGTCGTAACCAAATCTTATAAACCTGTCCTTGTGAGCAACAATAACCGTTTTAATAAGCCCCAACATACAATCCTTAATCAGTTTGTTCCACTTTTTGCGATTGTAGTTCAAGCCACTGCCAATATCCTCGAATATTTCATCGACAATCATTCCGCGCGAATTGGCGAATTGCTTCAAAAAATCAACCTGATTGTTCAGATCGTCTTTTTGATTTGCCGTTGAAACTCTTGTGTATATTACAGTCTTGCCGTGTTTGCTGTTGCCCTCACCCATATAATCGACATATTGCTTATTTGTTAGATGGCGGTGGGTGCCGCTCTAAGTTGTCCTTTGTAGTATATAACTTGCGCTTATATCAGTCAATAAGGTAAATGTGAACAGATTGTGAAATTAGCTATCACCTTTTACGCAGAACTCGCCGTAAGATTCGACCTTCTCGATGTGCTTTCCTATATAGAATAGGTTGGGGTTGCACACAATACGCATATCCCGTATATCTTCCTCATAGAAGAAGGTGCAAAAGTATTGTTGCTTGCTTTTCCAGTTGAACGTTATCTTGCGGTAATTGTCCAGCAGGCGTTGAGCATGGGTGCGATCATATCCTATAACGTCGCAGAACTCGCCAAGTGTCATAGGTTCTATCATCTCAAGATGGTCTTCAAGAGGGTTATGGCATACAGTGTTCCATTGTACATTTACGTAGGGCATCATAAGGAAGATATATCCAAGATATTGATGAAGACGAGGGGGAGTGGCTTCGTATAAGGCACGCATAGACTTGATGAAGACTCTGGTAAAGCGAGTATTATCGGCATGTTCAACCTTACCTCGTACAAAGTAATTACGGTTCATAGTGTAACCGTCATCTGTCTTTATCAGCATCCCCGCGTCTGTCACCTCAGCGAAGAACCGGTCAAAGGTCTTACGCTTCAGCCCCAGCAGCTCCGCCATGCGTTTCTTAGTCATCTTCGTTCGTTGCGTGCTACGCAGTATGCCATCATATGATAGGTATGTGGCCAAGTACATCAAACGCGCCGCCGTCTTAGGGCGCATCTTAGTGAAGCCACCCGTACTCTGAAACACGTGCAAGAAGAACGCGCCTAAGTCTTTGTATTTCGCCTCGCGTGCCTCCCCGACTTCACGATACTGGTGATTGGCCGGTGTGAGTATCCTGTCTGGCACCCACTTGCCAGCCGATACATCACGTATTTCACCCGTAGACTCATTGAGCCTGACTATTTTCCACTGTTCTTTTTCCATTCAAACCTCCATTATAAAAATGTTCTTTTTGGTGCCATCCACACAAAAATGACCATTAGCTCGCCATTTTTGACCATTTTTACCCTCTTTTCTCGCCATTTTTGACCATATTATAAGTGTGGATTTTTATAGATGCCGCCTCATAAAACTGGCATTTTGAGGGTATATAAGCCCTCTATATCTTTAGGACGAAAGAAGTTCAAGCACAACGTGCGCAGAACCGTCCTCTCTACCCCTCGAAGGGTTCAAAAAAAAAGAAATCGCCTATCAAGCTTACTGCCCATAACAGCGTCGCAAACATGGATTTTCAAGGTAAAAACCCTCCTTTACTAAATTCCACCTCGTATTTTTTTTGAAAATTAGGGGCTTTTTTGAAGCATTTCCTTAATAAGGGAAAATGAGTATACCATAAGCACCACTTATCTGTCAATATGTATTTGTACGAGGAAGATTGCTTCCGAGTGAAGCCTCGCGGCGTTTGAGCGCAATATAAAAGGTTAAAGACAGGCCAACTCTGGCTGACCGACAGACTAATGGCATGGAACGATTATATCATAGATGTGAAAAACAGACGTAAATGTATCTGTAAAAACGTAATAGAACCATTGCTTACGCTACAGACCCTACTCCGCTGCTAATTCGCGAGTAGCAAGCGCCGCGAGGCTATATAAGACTTCGGTATCCTCGGCAAGACTATTCGATATAACCATGGATTATAGATAAAAAACGTAGATGATTAGGGGCTTTTTGTTGTAGGGTGGGAATGGTGCTGGGATGGATATTGGGATGTGTGAATTTTATAAACGGATGGTGGGAGAATTGGCGGGTGAGGTGTGGGTGGATGTACTACACCGAAAAACGCCAGGAATATGGGCTGAAACGGTTGAAAATACCCCCTTATATATCTGTAAAAAAATCCGCCATTTTCTACGATGGGCGGATATTAGGGGAATTAGGGCTATTAAGACAGGATTAAACTAATAACCATTAGTTAAAATTATCGTTAAACGATAATTCTCCACACACCATCCACACCCCATCCACACACTTATCCACATTATCCACACCGCCATAACGTGCGCTTATAGCATTGCGACCCCAATATAACGACAAACTACCTACCCACCACCACCGCAAAGCGGTACAATAACAGTACCATAATAACAGGCCAATGGGCCGGAAAGAGGTATAACATGAATAACAACTACACACACACCACCACCGAACACGCAACTATAATTGCCCGCACGGCATTGCGTACTTGCGCGGCTAAAGCCGGACGCGCCGAAAAGATAGACAATATGCGCGCGGCATTGGCCGGACGTGATGCGGCTGCCATGCGTATGTATGGCCGTGCCATGGATGACGTGGACGCATATGATGCGCTGCGCGTTCAGCCGTTGACCGATGCGGCAGATCTTGTGCAGGTCGCCGCGCTTGCTATCATTGAATGCGCCGCGCCTTGCATAGCAACAGCGATTGCGGGCGATGAGCCGTATATCTTACCGGACGCCGTGCGCAAGGCCGCATATAAAGCCGTGCATAAAGCTATATATGCCGCTGCCGTCCGTCCTGCCTTACGCGATACATACATAGAAGATATGGCACACACTGACGACGGCATGGAAGTATCCGACCCCGAATATATCAAAGTGACGCGATATTATGACGTGCATGATTGGGCAGACTATGCCGTTACTATGGATATGTTGGAGCAGATAAGGCCGTTACTCCGTGAACGTGCCGCGCTTATACTTAACTATCGTATGCAAGGGATCAGCGTTACGGCGATAGCCGCTAAAATGGGCGTAACTCAACAGGCAGTTAGCGCACAACTCAAACGGATACAAGATAAGGCCATAACGTTGTGGCCTGATGAAACACGCGCATTCAAGCTATAAGCAAGCCACATAAAGCCGCCGCATGGCGGCTATTTTTTTATTCAAAAATTTTTTATTAAAAACGTTGTGAAACGTCCTTTTCATTCCCTTATAACTGCAAGCGCAAAGCAAGCGGCACGAACACAAGCCGCAAAGCAAGCGCCTGCACAACGCGGGCGAAAGCGAAAGCAAACGCCTGCAACGTTACGCGCGGGACGCAAAGCCGCGCGGCAAAGCGTTGAGCAAACACGCTTGACTGTATCGGGGTTAGTTACCGCCAACGTGTAAGCATACATTGATATGCGTACAGGCAAGAACAGGCCGTGCAAGGCGTTCCGCGCCATTGCGTAAAACAGCCCATTACATGGAATTCGTTCCGCGTCTGCCATGTAAGCGTTTGAACCTGCATCGCATTGAAACGTAAGCGAACACGCAAGGGCAAAAAAATAAGCGTATCAGGCGGGCTATGCCTTAACAAGTGTAGCCCGCTTTCGTAAGACTTTTGATTAACGTACTGATTGTTAATCAAAGGGCTTATGCCCTTAATATAACAAGATATTAAGGAGATACAACTATGAACTCAATCGAAATGCGCAAGAACCTTGAAAGCGATATCCAGAACCTGAATGGCCTTATCCTTGAGAACAAGCCCAACGACGAAATTGCAAAGCTGCTGCACGGCGTGAGCGAAAACGTAAGCAAGCTTAATCTCATGGTTATGAATGAGGAATTTTCCGTGCTGCGGGCATCTGATAAGCCTATGTACAACGCAATCATGGCGTTGGAAGTGAGCAAGATAACGTTAGGGCAGGATAAGGAAAACGGCAAGTATATGCTTGTCGACGGGAAAAAGATTATCGACTTGGCGGCGTTCAACCGTTTCTGTGAACCTCAGAAAATCAGTAACGAATCCGGCTGGGTGTACCGGGCGGATAACATGGCTCGTCTGCTGTCCGCTTATGCAACGGCGGAACTTGGCGGAGACTGGAAGGAATTGCTTAACGTGTACCGCATGGATAAGCACACGGAACGTACTCAGGAAAAGAATCCTATTAGCAAAACAACGTTGACGAAAGAGCTCCAGCGTCTGGTGGATGCTATCATATTCGAGGACAATGGCGAAGAAAAGAACATTTATAAGGTAACGTCTCAGGATATCGCCTTTATGGTGCTGACGGCGTGCAAGGCAGGCAAAAAGCCTAAGACTGTGGCTATGCCTAAAGGAAATACCATAATCAAACTGGTTGTGCAGGTTATCAACCGCGTCATAACCGGAACGTCCTATGAATCACTGTACGAGCGCAACAAATGAAAAGGAATTTGCCTTGCGTTTTATTCCTAAGCGTGATATGATTAGCGCAAGGGTATGGCCTTTCGCTTTTAACCGATAGTTTATGTGGTAGTGGGCTATCGGGGTTGTTATTCACGGAATGTCATACCCCGTCATAAATCATAGATTAAGCCTCGCGCAATGGTGTGCGGGGTTTGCTTGTATGATTTGGAAAAGCCTTGCCTTATCGGGCGCGGTATGGTAAGCTGTAAGTAAACGCAAGAAGGAGATGCACATGAAGGAAATCATAGATATTACACCTATGAGCGACGAGGAACGCTTCTGGGCGCTTTTTGCTAAGGCATACAATATGCAACAAGCGGCAGATGCAAAAGCCTTGTACGCGCTTAATAAGCAACGATACAAGGAAATGCAAGAGGCTTACAAATTGCTCAAGGAATTGGCTTTGGAGTCAGACCCGGAAGCGGAAGTAACTTACGGAATCAGTACCGTATATAAGGAACGCGGAAATGTTGAAATGATTTGCACCAACTTTGGCGCAGATACAGATCAAATGGATATGTTCCGTCAAGTGGTTGGCTTGGCGGACAACTTTGACATTATGCCTAAAACAAATGGCACAATAAGCATAATCTTTTCATTCAACAACGTAATGACAAAAAGGAAATAAACACAGAACTTAATTACGGGTCACGCAACGGCGTGGCCTTATTTTTATGCTCGTAAAAAGGGGAAACGCATATGAAATACTATCGTATCAAGCCGGAGTATGACAATGCCCGCTTGCTGAACCGGGCAAAAAGAACCTTTGACGGCATACTTATCGGCAACGAATTGTATACCGACAAGAAATGGAAAAAGTTGGTGCTGAAATATCGCGTGTCGGAAGCGGTGTGCGATATCGTAAACATAAGCCCCAAGGAAACATATTGGTTCTTTGGCGCAAGGTTTCAAGATAAGGAGGAATAACAACAATGTCTAAATGGGAAATCATGCAGCGCGTGGCAGATACGCGCAAGGAAATCGAAACGTTTGCGCAAGACTGGGCAGACGTGCCGGGCGGAACACGTAACCCGCTTGCCGTGGCCGACTGGGAAAGACTGTGGCGGCAACTTGATGAGCTGTTCGCGGCCTTGCGGGGTTGTGCCGTGGCATAGGAGGAAAACCATGCAGAAAATCATAACTAATAAGATTAAATGCAAGAAGTGCGGGGACGTAATCGAAAGTGAATACACCCACGACTTCAAGATGTGTAAGTGCGGCGCGGTTGGCGTGGACGGAGGACATGACTATTTGCGGCGACTGGGAAACCCCGATGACTGGGAGGAGTTGAGCGAAACCATGGAAGAACCCGACTTAACGCTGGAGGAATTTCAGGCCAAACTGAAACGCCAGCAAAGCGTTGATAAAGCCTTGGCCATTCTGCTAACGGCAACGGACGGCGTAAATAAACCATTTCAAGATGCGCTGGACGAATATGTGGCAGGGGAAATCACATTGGACGAGTTAGAGGCTCGTGTAGACAACTTAGAATTCTTGGACGCTTAATGGCGTCTTTTTTATAAGGAGAGATATATGAAACGCTATAAGCTCCGCCCGTACAGCGTGGCGTGGTACGCGGTGCAAACGGCAGGAATCGTCTTTTTAATCGCCACATGGTATATAATATTCGTGCTCATCTCAGCTATGTGACAACAGAAAGGAAAGTGGATATGGAAAAGTATATTTGTGCGAACTGCGGTGCGGTAATCGAAGACGAAGAAGCAATGATAACGGCGCAGGATGGCAAAACGTTTTGCAATGAGGAATGCGCTAAGGCGCAGGGCTATATACAATGCGAGGAGTGCGGAGACTGGACAGACGACTGGATAGAGACGACCGACAGCTCTTGCTTTTGCAGCAAGGAATGCGCCGAAGAAATGGGTTATTACAAGTGCGCGGACTGCGGTGACTGGGAACCTAACTGCGTGGAAGTGCCGCACAAGGGCATGGTGTGCAGATACTGCCGTGAGCATGGCGAGTATCATAAGTGTGCGGATTGCGGTGACTGGTACCGTGTTTGGGATATGCGCAACGATGATAATGATGTATGGGTGTGCGACTGGTGCTATGATGAAGGCTGGTATACCTGCGACAACTGCGGATGCTTGGTACGTGCTGATGATGTTCACACAATCGACGGTTGCCATTACTGCGAAGCCTGCGCGGAGGAAATGGAATCCGCAACTATTCACGACTATTCGTACAAGCCAGACCCCGACTTCCACCACACGCAAGAGGATTTCGCTCACGGCACACCGCTGTATATGGGCGTGGAGTTGGAAGTAGACAAAGGCAAAGACCCGGAAAAATTGGCCGAGGAATTGCAGGATAATGTGCCGGAAATCTACTGTAAGTATGACGGCAGCCTCGAGGATGGCGTGGAAATTGTGTCCCATCCCTGCACACTTGCCTACCACATGGACGAACTTAACTGGGAATGGATACGGAAGAAATGCTGTGAGTACGGGTTCACATCACACGATGCCGGAACGTGCG